GGTTACAGAGGTAAATTTTTTGTGTTTTCTTGGTGTTTTGTTTATGTTTTGGGGGGTTCGTGGGGGTGTTAAGGTGAACCTCTTCACCTCTTAATGATCTTTTTTAGTTCTTTAAGTGGGGGAAGGTGTGCGAGTATTGGGGGAAGGTGTCAAGATCCGGAGACAATAACAACGAACAACGAACGAGAGCAGGGGGGCAGGGGGGCGACTGGTAGAGAGTAAGGGGGCGACCAGTAAAAACGGCAAAAATTCCCCATAAAAAAAATAAAAACGAGAGGGGGGGGGTAAGATTTTGTTTTCGTTTCCTGAGAGGGATGCCGAGCGTATGACCGAGGGGAACCCTCAACCCCCAGACATCTAAAAAAATTTTATATCTTTGTAAAAAATAAAACAATGAAAACAAAAAAACCATCCATGACAAAATTAGCTGTAAAGGGAGCAAAGAACGCAGCAAAAAATGTTAGAAAAGTTACTAAAATTCAAAAGCTAAATAAAAAAGCAACGACAAACAACAAGACTGGTAAAGTTACTATTGGTAAGACTCCAATAAAACGAATGACAACTATTAAAAAGAAAAAATATTAATTATGAAAAAAATGATAAACCCTTTTGAAAAGCCTTCTGGAGCTTCTGACTATGTTGACGGACTTTATGTGAAGGATGGTAGATTAAGAAATGACCGGAGAGACGGAGAGACTGGTATAGCTCAAATGTCTCGTATGAAGACTGCTGCTGATCGTCAGAAAAAAATAAATGAGATCGCTGATGGTATTGAAAGAGCAGAAGATAATAAAAGATTTAGAAATTTAGATTTTTAAAAGACATCCCATTGATGTTCTGTTGTGAGAAAAAGGAGGTAAGACATTCAGTCTGCCTCTTTTTTTATATCTATATGTTAATCTTCAACATATTTATGTTATCTTTTTTTTAACTCAACATTTTATAACTTACTGATTTATAATCTATTATATTAAAATATGTTAATATGTTAACTTTAACTCTATTTTTATTAATAAATAAATAATAATAATAAGAGAATATATATATATATAAATACAAATTTAAAAATAAACATACTGACATATATTATCTATATATATTTTATTATCTTTGCATCAAATTAAATTTAATTAAATCACAACAACATGCAAGATCAAGGGTACATTCCAAAAGACCTGTCATTTGATGACGAGGCAAGAGAAAAGCTAATATCGGGAATCTCTAAAATTTCAAAAGCAGTTAAGAGTACTCTGGGCCCAAGGGGCAACACAGTTATTATAGAGTCGACTGAACACTTACAAGGATTAACAATAACTAAGGACGGTGTTACTGTAGCTAAGTCTATTCATCTTGATGATCCTATAGAGAATCTTGCTGTTAGAATGTTAAAGCAAGCTTCTGAGAAAACCGCTAACGTAGCGGGCGATGGAACAACAACAGCTATTGTGCTTACTGAGGCTTTAGTAAAGGCTGGTCAAAAGTGGATACAGCCACATCACAATATATTTGATATTATAAATGGGATACGATATGACTCTGATGTTATTTTAAAGAACATTAAAGAAAGATCTGTTGAGGTTACTGATGATATGTTGGATAGCATTGCTTCTATATCTGCTAATAATGACAATGACTTAGGTAAAATTATAGCTGAGGCATATAAGAAAGTAGGTAAAGATGGTATAGTTACGGTTGAGAGATCTCAAACTGACCAAACTTATTCTGAGGTTACTAATGGTATAAAGATTGATAGAGGATATACCTCTCCAATGTTTATTAATGACCAAAGAAAAGATGAGTGTATTATGGAGAATGTTAAAGTATTAGTATGTGATACTGAGATTAACAACATACTTCAAATTGAGAATATACTTAAACCGATTATTAATGCTGGAGAAAAACTTTTAATTATAGGGAATTGTTCTGGCAATGTAATAAATACATTGGCTGCTAACGTACAGCGTAATGGATTAAAGTTCTGTAATATTTTACCTCCTTCATTTGGTTATAAAACTCACGAGCTTATGCAAGATATTTCGTTTGCAACTGGAGCTAAATACTTTTCTGAGAAAACTGGGGATGACTTATCTATTATAACTATGGCTGACTTAGGTCATGCTGATAAAATAATGGTAGGCAAATCATCTACTGTTATTGTTAAAGGTGGAAATATTAGCGAAGAAACTAAAGCAAGAGTAGAAGAGCTTAAAGAGCAGCAAAAAAGTTTAAAGGCTAAACATGAGCGTGACTTTATTAATGAGCGTATAGCGTCTTTAGTTGGAGGGATAGCTTGTATATATGTAGGGGCTAATTCTGATATAGAGCAAAAAGAAAAATTCGACAGAGTCGATGACTCTGTCTGTGCAGTGCGTTCCGCACTACAGGAAGGGATAGTTCCTGGTGGAGGATTGTTATTATATGATTTTGCAAGACACTTTGGATGCAGTTGTGAAGATAACGCTCACGAGATGATAGACGAGGATATAGCCGGAGAGATGATGTTAAGAGAGGCTTTAAGAGCACCGCTACAGCAAATACTTGCTAATGCTGGTCTGGATGAAAAAGAAATCATGTCAGAGATATATACGCCAGAGATGTTGGGTACAGCAGACGAAGAGCCTGAGCAACCAATAAATAATAGGGGTTATGATGTAGTTGGAAAAGAATATGGAGATATGTTTGAGATGGGTATAGTAGATCCTGCTAAAGTAACTAAAGAAGCATTGTTAAATGCTATTAGTGTTGCTACGACTATACTTACTACTAATGCTATTGTAACGCATAAAAGAGCGTGAAACGGTTCTTAAGATGGTTATTTAAAACAGAAGAGCCTAATAAAAAACTTTTAGAAAACATAAAACAATATGAAACCAATAGGAAAATACATCGTAATAAATAAAATAAACGAAGAGTTAAAGACAGAGTCTGGACTTTTACTATCAGCTCAAGACGCTTCAGACTTTAGATATCGTAAAGGAGAAGTTGTAAAGGCTGGTACAGATGTTAATGTTATTAACGAAGGTGATCTTATTTATTATGATAAGTCAGCAGGACACGAAATGTTAATTGAAGATAATCCTTATACGGTTATTACTGAGAGAGATGTCGTTGTTGTTTTATAAACTGATTCATTTCTATAATCATATTTCTATAAACCTTATCTGTATAAGAAGCATCGTATCTAAATAAAGGGTTAGTCTTAGGGCTTTCTCCTATCTCTTCTCCATTTAACTTTTTATATATAGTGTTTATCATACGCTTACCTTTATAAGAAAGCTCGTACAAAGCAGCCTCTCCATTTTCTTTTTTACGCCATATATGAATCCATTCTTGATTTAAAAGTCTGTAAAATCTGGGTTCGTCCCAAGACATACATTCTTCAAATTCTTTAAACTTTGTTTTATTAAATAGTTGCTCACTATAAAGGAATAAAAGCATCTCTATATCGGGAGTTCCGACTTTGTATTTGGCTTTAGCCCAATACCTTATCACCCTCCAGTACTTCATGTAGTCATGAGAGGGTTGAACCCTGTCGTAGTTTTTTCTTACTATATTTGACATTCAATTAAATTTGTATCTTTGCAAGAACAAAACTAATAAAATTATGCCAACTGTAACTCTGCCTAACGGTAAAAAAAGAACATTCGCTTACAATGCGGTAGGAAAAGCTCAAGCATCTTCTTACGCTAATATGAATGGAGGGAAACTAAAAATGAACCCTAATTATGGAGATGAAAAATCAACCGAGACTGGAACTAAAATGAAAGTAGAAAAGAAACAAAAGATTGATTTCGATACTACTGATAAAAATAAGGGGCCTAAAGGTCCATCAGCAGAACTTCAAAAAGCACAAATGGTTGGCTCATTAGGTAGTATGGTGGGACAGGCAATAGGTGCTTTAGGGGGAAAAAAATAATAATTATGGCAAAGAAAACAAAAACATTAGGGGTATCAGTTAAACTTTCTGACAAGACTAAGGATGCGATTAACAAATTTAATGCAATAAAAGCAAGCAATAAAGTCAATAAAGATTTAAGTATTTCTACGAAAAAAGGAACTCCTAATAATGAGCCCGGGGGAGATGATACAAAGAAGAATAGTCCTGGAGGAAATAAAAAAAGAGTTAAAGCAAACACTCCTCCTTCTGTTGATATGGAGAGATACCAGAAAAAACAAGGAAGGAAAGCAAGAATAAATAAAAGAAAGCTCAAGAAAGACATTAAAGAAGATAAGAAGTTTATTAAAAAACTAAGTAAAAATTCAAGTAAAACAGCTAAGACTGCAGCTATTGTTGAAAAAAGAAACGAAAGAACAAAAAAGAGAGGAGAGAAGACTGCAGCCAGAATGGAGAAAAAGGCTCAAAAAAATACTGGCAAGTTATTTAAGTTAAAAGAAAGAATTAAAAATGCTTCCCCTGAAGACAAGGAAAAATTAAAAAATACTTTAAAAAATCTAACTACCAAAGGAGCGAACATACAGGAAAAAGCAAAAAAGAAAGCGAAGCTTGTTGACACAAAAATAGAATACAGATCAACAAGAGCTAAAAGCAGAGCGGAAAAGAGAGCCTCAGGAACACAGTCAAGATATGACAAAGGAAATGCTCGAAGAAAGAAAAACAGACAAAAAGCTTTAGATAGACAAAACTCTGAAGCTGGAGGAATTCGAATTGGAAAAGAATGGAATTAGATAAATAAATATTATTATCTTTGTAAATAAATAAACAAATAAATTATTATGTACGGAAAATCAAAAAAACAAGGTTACAACTCAAGACTTGATGAGTCATTGGGAGCTAAGAACGGAAAGAAATCTCAATCTATGAAATCAAGAAGAGACGAATCTAAAGCAATGTCTAAAAAAGATTACGGTCATGCGTATGGTGGAGATCACAATATGTCTTACGAATGTATCAACAACGTAAAGAAAAAGATCGGATCTGCAATACGTAAGTAATGGCTGGTAGAACTAAAAAGAAAAAATTTCCAGCGATTAAAAAATCAAACGAAGGAGATTTTACCAAGTGGGCAATGAATAACGGATTCAAAGATGCGTGTAGTGGAGCCTCTGCTGTAATGAAGAATACTAAAGAGTATTCTCCTAAAGTGGTAAAGATGGCTAACTACGCTAACAACTTTGGATGTAAAGCAAAATAAAATGATTAAAGCAATTAAATGTAAGTGGAATTGGTTATTAAGTATGTTATTATTTAGTGCAGAAGAATGCCCTTATAAAACATGTACTTGTAAAAAATAATTATGAAAAGAACTCCAGTAAGTCAAATTAAATCAAGAGGATTCGGAGATAGTATAGAAAAATTTACTAAATCAACAGGAATAAAAAAAGTAGTTGATACTGTAGCTAAGGCAACAGGAAAGGACTGCGGATGTGGAAAACGAAGAGACGCTTTAAATAGAGCGTTTCCTTATAATAAATAAAAAAAAATGGCATATCAAAAACTACAAGTAAGTCTTAGCTTACCAATAATACCAAGTGACTCTGTTAGAATACCTAATCCAGATACATTAGTAACTTCAAACACAGACGGAAACGGGGCAGTTTCAGGAACTTTTTCTTCAGCTGCATCTACTTTTATAACAGATAGAGTTATACCAGGGGCAATCATATACGCTACAACTAAAGCTTATGAAGTTTTATCTGTAGATAGTGAAACATCTTTAACCGTAACTGTTGCTGATGGAGCTTTACCAGCAGGAGCTACAGTGTTTCAAATATATAATGAGGCTACTCCTGGTTGCATTTTATTTGTAGGAATTGCGGGTAATGTTTCTATGCAGTTAGCCCAGCAAAACGGACAGCAAAAAATTGAGTACTTATTTAAAAATATAGCAGACGCATCTTTTTTACCTACTCAAGTAGTAAGAGTTGGTAGTGGCCTTGGTACAGGTGCAGGAGGTCAAGCAACAACTACAGCTGAGAACATTATAGGACTCTGGTAATATGGCTACAGGAATAGGAGCAGGCATAAGTCCTGTATTTGATTTAAAACCTGGAACACCAGCCCCAGCTCCAGCATGTACTACTGATTATTCATTGGCTTTTGATGGCCTTACAGAGTACGGGGATATAACATCTGGAGGGCCTGTTTTAGGCACAAATGGGTCTGGGAGTTTTACTATTACACTCTGGCTAAAGGCAGTTACAGGAGGTTCTTTTTGGATAATAAATGCTGCTGGAGCTACTGGTTCTTTGCAAGGAAATTACGCTCTTAGAGTTCTTCCAAATTCGGTTTTAAGTTTTAGAAGTGCAGGTGGTACTGGAGTTTCTGGTAATGTAAACGTAGGAGGAGTTTCAATATCAAATAATACTTGGGAGTTAGTTTCTTTAGTGATAGATACGCCTAACAAAACTGGTGTATTTTATAATAACATTACTCCTGGACCTGTTTCTAATCTGGGACTAAGAGATGTTATATTTGTAGCAAACCCTGATTGGGAGCTTGGAAGATCCTCCGTTGGAGGCTACCTGAAAGGTAATATTTGTCATTTCGCAATTTGGAATGATGCCCTGACTGCATCTCAGATAGGTGAACTTTATGGCAATACTGGAGCAAAATGTTATGCTTCTGATTTTTCTTTTTCTTCTAAACTACAAAATTATTACCCTACGTTTAATCCGACAGGAACTTATACAGATCCTTTAACTGATATTGTATCGGGATTAAATATTAAGTTAGTCAATATGTCTGCAACTAATGTATCAACTGATCATCCATCACAATTATAATTATGGCAAGAAATTTAAGTTATTTACAAATAAGTCAAGCTAACCTAAGAGTTGGGTTTGATTTTTCATGGGTATTAGAAGATAGCTGGGACACAGCAAGGTGGAGTAATGATACGTCTACAGCTATAGTTCATTGGGATGGCACTATAAATAGAGATATGAGTGCATGGATGACAGCTCAAAGAATTAGACCTACTGATATTAGAACGCAAACACAAGAATTAAATGATGTAGATAATACAAGTAGAAGCGCTTGGGATAGGCAGCCAGCTCCACCAAGACAATAAAAAATAAAACTATGCCAGATAATAAAAAAACAAACGCTGTTAAGCTTACTACTGTAGAAAAAAATAAAGCTCTTATGGCAAAGTATAAGAGGGAAAGAAATAATAAGACTAAAACCAAGAGTTCTAAAAGTAATCGTACTGCACTTAAGAATAAAAAAAGAATGGTTGATAAGTGGGGTAATCCTACAAAACACAATAAAGCTACTAATCCTAATTTAGCTCTTGTTAAAAAGACTGGTAATCAAGTATTAGCAGGGAAGGATCCTATTAGTAAAGTATTCAGTATAGTTGCTGGAGGTGCTTTAACAGGGGGATTGTCTGCTGCAGCAAAAGCAAAAGGATTAATCAAGACTGCTAAAACAATTAAAGCTGCAGGTAAACTTAAGAAAGCAAACTCATTAGGATAAATTCATATAAAACTATGCCAGCAAACGGAAACAATAAAACTAATAAGAAGCACCGTAATAAGAATAAGAATAAAAGCAGAGTAAAAAATGCTGCAAAAACTGCTCTTAAATTCGTAAAGCCTCTTGCTAAGGGTGTGTTAAAAAGAGGGTTAGGAGTTGCGGGATTGGTTTTAGGAGCAACTAAGACAGCAACTGCAGATACAGTTAATACTGTAAAGGATGGGGTTACAACAAACAAGTATACCGGTAAAAAATCTAAGTCTTTATTCTAAAATAAATTTTATATCTTTGCGAAATGAATTGGATACAAACATCAACCTCAACAGGAAAAATAGTGTACGTAAAAACATGTACTTATAATTTAAAAAAATGAATGTAGAAATGAAAGATACGGTAGAAGTAGTAGTTGCCAATGGGGGAGCTTTAGGATTAACATTAATGCAAGCTAACGAAATACTTCAGTTTGTTTCCCTTTCACTTGCTATAGCATTTACAATTTATAAGTTTATAAAAAAGAAAAAGTAATTATGAAATATTTTACCCACAGCGAGTTTGACTCTCCTGATGAACCTGGTTCAGGGAAAAATATGAGACATGACTTTTTAGAAATGTTAGATTTTGCAAGAGAAGAATCTGGCATACCCTTTAAGATAACATCAGGATTCAGAACACAAGCATACAATAAAGATTTAATAAAAAGAGGATATCAAGCAAGTCCTAATAGTGCGCATTTAAAAGGATGTGCTGCTGATATTGCTTGTGGAAACTCAGCAAAAAGATCTATAATGGTTAGAGCATTAGTTAATGTCGGGTTCACTCGTTTGGGGATTTCAAAGACCTTCATACATGTGGACAACGATCAGGCTAAATCTGATGCAATTTGGTTATACTCATAATGGCAAAAAAAGGAAGAACAGGGGAAAAAGTATGTTGGGAATACGGTAAAGGAAAATACTGCGGCACACTAATACCAAGTAAAGAAACTAAAACTCACAGATACGCAAGAACAGAAAACGGAAAGATTAAGTCTTTACCTAAAAATAAAAAATAATGGCTAAGAAATTCAAAATACATAATATGTATAGTAAGACTGGAATTAAGAAAGTTGCTAAAACTATGAAAGACCATTTAGCTTTAAAGAAAAAAGGTTACAATCATACTCCAAAGAAAAAGAAGTAATGGCAACACCCAGAAAAGGAAAGGCAAAGGTGAAGGTAACTGCTTCTGGGAAGAAAGTAAGTTATGGTCAGGCAGGAAAAGCTAAGGGTGGCGGTCCGAGAGTTAAACCAGGAACGTCAAAAGGAGATGCTTATTGTGCAAGAAGCTATGGAATTAAAATGGGATTACCTATAGGTAAACGAAATGATCCTAATACTCCAAACAATTTATCTCGTAAGAGATGGAAATGTGTAGGTAAAAAATCAAGACGATGATAAAAAATTTATTAGGAGGATTGTTTAGTAAGGTTGTTGAGAATGCTGAGGGAATATTAGATGAAATCATTACAACAGATGAAGAGCGTGATCAAGCTAAACTTGCTATAAAAAAAATAATGTTGGATGCCGAAAGAGAGGCTTTCAATAAAGAAGTAGAAGATCGTAAAGACGCAAGATCATTATACAAAGACGATGCTTTCATTCAGAAAATATTAGCTGGTCTATTTACTATAGCTTATTTTCTACTTACATACACTATGTTTAAATACTTCGTTCTGCACGAAGTTGTTTTATCTGAATATGAGATAGGTTTTATATCTACGGTATTTGGAGCAATGTCAGCTAAAGTAAACACTATAGTTGACTTTTTCTTTGGAGGAAGCAGTAAGCAAAACAAATGATTAATCAAGAATCATCACAAAGACTTAAATCTTGGATTTTAAAAAACATAGATTTAATAAGATCTCAGAAACAATCACCAAGAGGACATAAGGGAGTGGTGTTTGGTCTTAGGGATTTACAAAGTCAAGACTTAAAAGAACTTTTAACCGCTCACTCATTTCCTTATAATGATTTAAAACACATTGAAGAGGAATTAATTAATACTTATAAAATTCCTTCAAAAAAGTATGCTGAGTCAGGCATAATGATGGTGTATTCTGAAAAAGGATATAAGTGTAAGTGGCACACCGATACTACAGATAATTTAGACGAATACACTACTCGCTTAAATGTATTGATTAGCAAACCAAAAGAAGGAGGAGAACCAATTATTAAAAAAAATAATGTAAAAGAAATTATTCCAGTAACTAAAAATAAACCCTGGATATGTGTGGGGGGAAAATATGAGCATTCTACTGTAAAAACAGAAAGTGATGAGCCTCGAATTTTACTATCATTTGGATACGATGTCAATAAAAAAATATTAGAAAATTTAGAATACATATAATTAAAATGTGTTAGATAACTTTTATTATATTTGCACTAAGAAATAATTAACTAAAATCAAATAAAAATGGAAAACAAGATTGACGAAAAAACATTAAAGAATTTACAAGAGTTAAATTCACAGTTTAACACTATTAAAACTCAATTAGGAGATTTAGAACTTCAAAAACATGGACTATGTTTAAAGGTAGAATCTTTAAGAGGTGAATTCTCAACACTGGAAGCAGAACTTGCAGAAAAGCATGGTAAGAATTCGATTATAAACTTAGAGACAGGAGAAGTAACTCAAAAAGAAGAAGAAAAAGAAAATGGCTAAAATAAAAGACACCATAACGTATCCTATAAAGAGCGTTGCTAATACCAGAGACATGGTAATCATCACTGACGCTTATGATGGGTCTACCAAAAATATGCTTTTAGGTACGGTGTCTGCATTAAACACAGGATTAGTAGGGTTTAAAGAAGTTAGTTTAGAATTAACTTCAGCACAAGTTTTAGGATTAATTACAACTCCCTTTACAATAGTTCCAGCTTCAGCTGTTGCTAATACCTTTATTGTTCCTGTAAGTATTTTGTTAACATTAAATACTGTTACTACTGCTTATGCCTTTAATGGTGCTGATGTTTTTTCAGTTAACTATACAACTCCTACAACAGGAGGGGTATTAGCAAGTTTTACAGGATCGTTTTTAAATTCAGTATCACAAACTTCTATAGCAGGGTCTGTAGGAACTCTCGTTACTCTACCTGTTGTTAATCAAGATTTAGTTTTAACTGGAGTAGGAAATACTGCAAGCGGAACGGGTGATGGTACTTTAAAAGTGACGGTTCAATATACAGAAATGTCAATAATATAACAAAATAAGATATGGCTAAAATTGAAAACATCACAGTATATCCTACGGTAACTCCAGCGGATGATGATTTACTAATCGGAACTGACGTTAGTAATAATAATAAAACAGTCACATTTACAGTTGCTTCTATAGGGGCAGGTGGCCCTGGAATTCTTCAGGGTTTACAGTCAGTATTAGATACAAGTAATTTTGCTACACAAAGTATTGTTTTAACAGGTGGCCCTGGTCCGAATGGATATATAGATTTAAACCAAATACTACTAACAGGATCAGCAGGTGCTGCTGGTCAAGTTCTTACTTCTGGCGGTGGCGGTGGATTAGCAACATGGACAACTCCATCTCCAGGTGGCGGTGGAGAAAATATACAGCAAACTTTAGCTATCGGAAACACAACATCATTATCAATGATAATGAATGGTGCAGGTCAGCAGTTAAGTTTATCTGGGGGCACTGATCTTAACATAGCGGGCGCAGGTTCTAATATAAATGTAGGAGCATCTTCTAATCTTATTTTATCTGATACTTCTACTTTAAACTTTTCAACACTAACAACAATAAGTGATTATTCTGGTAACACAGGGGTGGCTGGACAAATACTATCTATAAATACTGCGGGTACAGGTGTAGAGTGGGGCACTTTACCTCCTCCTTCTACTCCAAGTTTACAACAAGTTTTAAACGTAGGTAATACAGCTATAGGTATAGGTATAAACCTAACAGCAGGATCTCCTTTAACTTTAGATGCAACTTCTAATATTGTTTCAAACGGAACTAATACGTTTAATGGAACTAATACTTTTACTTCTAATGTAGATCTTGATGGTTGTTTAGAGGATGTAAATGGATCATGTGGAGTAGCTGGTCAAATACTAAGTTCTACTGTATCGGGAGTTCAGTGGGTTAATGCAGCGTCTTCTGTAGTGCCAACTTTACAAGTAGTATTAACTAATGGAGATACAGCTACTGAAGATATAAACCTTACAGGGAATATTGATCTTACAGGAAGCTTAGTGTTAGGGTCAAACACAACTATAAGCGCAAACTCTTCGGTTGGTACTCCAGGACAATATTTAACAGCTACAGCAACGGGCGTGGAGTGGACAACTAATGCAGCTGCAAATCCTAATTTAGATCAGGTTTTAAGTGCAGGAAATACTTCAACACAAAATATTCTTCTTACAGGTACTGCTAATATAACAACACCAACAATTAGCCCTGGAGCTATAGCTGTGACCAATGGTACAGGTGGTGCTAATCAGATATTACAATCTAACGCAGGTGTTCTTTCTTGGGTAAATAATACTACTACAGGAATGACGAACTTTCAGTTGAGTGCTGACGCTGGTCCTACTCAAACAGTAAATGATAGTGATATAGTTCAATTTCTTGGCGGTACAGGATTAAGCACTGTAACTTCTAATATAGATATTGTTACTGTTAATTTAGATAATACAACGGTAGTTCCAGGATCATATACATATACTGATCTTACTGTAAATGCTCAAGGTCAGATTACATCGGTTACTTCTAATCCGTCTCCTCCATCAGACACAACTTATGTTTTAGACTCAGTTCAAAATGGAACAGATTCAGATATAAAATTAACATCTTCTATTGGAGTTGTTGATACAGTAAAATTAGTAGCGGGAACTAATATCACACTTACAGATACGGGTAGTAATATAACAATAGCCGCAGCAGCAGGAGGTACGGGAATGACAAGCTTTACCGCTGCTGGAGATAGTGGATCTCAAACAATTACAGATGGTAATACTTTAACTATTGCGGGAGGAACGGGTATAGGAACAGCTGCATCTGCGGTTGATACAGTTACAGTAGGGCTTACTGCTTCAGGGGTTACAGCTGGTAGTTATACCAACACAGATCTTACTGTAGATATATACGGAAGAATAACAGCAGCTTCTAACGGGGCTTCTGGTGGTGGTGGCGTAACTTCAGTAACATTACAATCAGCAACAACTTCAGTAGGACCTTCTATGACTATAGCTCCAACAACAGGAGTAGTTTTAGTTACTCCTCACGCTTATAATGGAGGTAGTAACACAGGATTTGTTCCTGTAGGAGGAACATCAGCTAATGTTTTAGGTGGAGACGGAAATTGGAAAGGATTTATAGCTGGAAATGGAAATATTTCAACAGGCGCTGCAATTTCGGTAGTTGTAAACCCTAATAATATATTACTCTCGTCTCATGTTTATGCTGGTGGTGGATTTGTAGGGCATGTACCAGGAAATGGTACTGCAGGCACATACTTAGAGGGAGACGGTACATGGTCTACCCCATCTTCTTCATCTTACTCTTGGAATATAGCAGGTGGTGCTATATCATCAGGAAATGTAACTAATGGAACAATTGTAAAGTTTATTGGTGGTACTGGAATGACAGTAAGTATCGCTAATTCTTTTGATGTAACTCTTGATACTACTGCGGTTCTTACGGAATCAGTTAGTACAGCAGTTTCTACAGGTACTCCTTTAACCGCTACAATAGCTGCTAATAATATTTCACTTGTATCTCATTCTTATGCTGGAGGATCTAATGTAGGGTACGTGCCATTAGGAGGTACAGCTGGTACTGTCCTTGATGGTACTGGAAACTGGATTTCTCAAACTGCGGCAGGAGTAACTTCTGTAACAATACAGTCGGGCACGAATTCTACAGGAGCACCTATTTCACAAAATACAACAACAGGCGCTATAACATGGACGCCTCATCAATATAATGGAGGGACTAATGTAGGTTATGTTCCTACAGGTTCAGGAGGAACAGCTACCTTATATTTAGACGGATCAGGAAACTGGAGTGCTCCAACAGGAACATTAACAAGCTTTATATTAGCGGGTAATGCCGGTACATCTACTGTAGATAACGGGGATAACGTTGGTCTTGTAGGAACAAATGCTTCTGGAGGATTAAGTTTTTCGGTATCATCTGCTGGAACAAGTATAGCAATATTAGGAACAATAGTTCCAACTGGCGTAACTCCTGGTTCTTATACTAATTCTGATATTACTGTAAATTCTGAAGGTCAAATTACCACTATAAGTAATGGTACGGGAGGAGGAATTACAAATGTACAACTTTCAGCAACAGGAACATCTACAGGGTTAAATGATTCTTTAGAAGTAAGTATTGTTGGTACTACAGCTTTTCTGACTCCTAATGTATTTGCTGGAGGAGTTAATGTTGGGAATGTTCCAAGTTCTGCTGCAGTACCAGCTTCAGCAGAAAGAATCCACATGTTAGCAGCTGATGGAACTTGGCAAACAACTGCAGCAACCTCAATGATAAGAGAAAGGTTCTCTGTAGCAGAGCAAAAGTATCAGGCTAATCAATATTGGGTTGCCAGAAGTCCTGAAAGCGGTGGGTTAGGAACTAATGATGTTAATATAACTCGTTTTTATCAATTTACAAACTCCTCTCCAGCAACAGCTGCAACCACATGGACTTCATTGCAATACGGTTCTGGTCAGATACTTCAACAGCCAAGCCTGCAATTTTCAAAACCAGGGACAGAAGAAAATATGATTACCGCAGCAACAGGAATATGTACTTATCACAGTAATGGTGCAACTCAATCAAATCCAATAGCCCATGTTTTTGAATTATGGCATGTAAATAATTATTGCACACTTACAAACGCTACAAAAGTAGGAGAGTTTAAATTTACCGTTACTGGAGGCCCTATGCCTATTAATGATGATGGTGTTATACAATGTCAAGATATGGATTGGGGTGTTGCTACTGACGGACAAAAACTTGATCCAGGAGATGGTCTTATTTTAACTTATAAATTTGATCCTCTTGCAAGCGGACAAACCCAAAATAGTGCTGATCTGTGGTTTGATTTAACCATGAAGTATCAGACAGCAATACTTTAAAATTAAATAAAATAAAATAAAATGAAATGGACATTAGAAAAATATCAATCGGCTCAGACTATAAGTCTGGAGCTATGCACTATATAGTAGGTCAAGAAGTATTAGGAGGTTCTCATAAAATACATCTTATTCAAGGAGACAGTCTTTCTTATAAAATATGGATTCAAAGAGGTGATGAAATATATATGTGGAAAGAATTTCTCAGTACTCTTCCTATATCATTAGAATATAATATAAACTTTTAGTGAGGTCGCCTGACTCTTTTATTGTAACCCCTGTCAATGATAGGCGATACGATAACCTTAAAGAAATATCTGGAGTAAAATTTATTACCAGTGTTTCTGAGGAAGACCATACAGCCTCTAATCGTTTTGCAACAGTAATAGAAACTCCTATAGGTTATAACGGGCATGTTAAAAAAGGAGATACGTTATTGGTTCATCATAATGTTTTTAAATTTTATAATGACATGCAAGGTCGTAGAAAAAGCGGCAGGAGTCATTTAAAAGATAATTTGTTTTTAGTAGATTATGATCAATTTTTTATGTATAAAAATAAAGACAAATGGAAAGCTTGGGGTAAATATTGTTTTATAAAACCTATTGAGTTAGAAGATTCGTATATTTTTAAAGGAGGAAGTGAAGAGCCTTTGTTTGGTATTGTAAAATATATTAATCAAGAATTGTTAGATTTAGGAGTACAAGAAGGGGATAAAATATCTTACACTCCTGACAGCGATTATCCTTTTAATATTGAGGGAGAAAAATTGTACCGAATGTTTACAAACAATATAACTATGACATTATGATACATATTATAGATAATTTTATAGATAAAGATTTATTTAAAATAGCTGAAAAATATTTAAAAAAAGGAGAGTTTATAAAACATACAGCAGGAGATAAAAATTTTTACATTCAAGAATCACCCACAACTTTTGACGATTATGTTTTAAGAAAATTAGGAATGATAGAAGGGAAGCCTGTTGAAAATATATTAAGTTTTTTTAGAGTTTCAAATGAAGATCTTGATAATAAATGGCGTATACATTCAGATTTAAACATAGATGGTAAAAAACCTGATAGAGCTGCTGTTCTTTATATGTCTAATAGAAAAGTAGAGGAGCTTCATGGAACAGCTTTTTGGGAGCATGAAGTTTACGGAAAAAATCTTCCTGATCATATAACAGATAAAGAATACAATAGATTAATAGAAGTGGACTCTGAAGAATTAGATATGTGGAGATTAGTTTCTGTAGCGGGTTATGAGCAAAACAGATTAGTATCATATCCTGCTAATTATTTTCACAGTAAATATCCTAATAAATCTTGGAAGGAGGGAAGAGAAGTATATGTTATATTTTATAAATATAAAAACATTAAATGAAAAGAATTGCCATTATAGGGGCAGGTAATGCTGGATGTATAACCGCATTAGAATTATCAAAGACAGAATGTAGTTCTTCTAAAAGTGATATCACTATATATCATGACTCGAATAATTACCCTATAGAAAAAGTTGGGCAAGGTTCATTGCCTTCTTTTACTGAGCTGTTGTATGATACTTTGAATTTGAATTGGTATGATAAAAATGTTATTGATGGAACTATTAAGATGGGTATATTATATAAAGGGTGGGAAAAAAATAAAAAAGAAATTTTTCATTCTTTTGCGATGCATCAAGCTGCAGTACATTTTACTCCCAATAAATTATCTAAAGCAGTTTTAGAATCTGGGTTATTTAATGTAAAAGAAAAAAACATTAAAAATCCTGAGAGTGAAATAGATGCTGATTTTATATTTGACTGTAGAGGAAAGGGTAATAGGGATAAAAATAACTATGAGAAAATAAGTAGTCCTATAAATGCTGTGCTTCTTGCTGCCAACTATAAACAAGGAAAAGATAGGGATTTAACATACACCCAAGCAGTGGCTACCCCTAATGGGTGGACATTTGTTATACCCAACAAGGATACTATATCGTATGGATATCTTTATAATAGTAAAATAACATCTACTGAAGAAGCAAGAGAAGATTTTATGAGTAGGTTTGGTATAGTGAAAATTAATAACGAACTTCCGTTTGAGAATTATGTAGCTAAAAATATGTTTGTAGGAGAAAGAACTATATTGCAAGGTAATGCGTATGGATTTATAGAGCCTTTAGAGGCAACCTCTCTTAATTTTTATCATCAATTATGTATCGAGGCTAAAAAAACTATTTTTAACGGGGTTAATGCCAAAGAAAGTAATAGTAAGGTTAAAGCACTAATGCATAGGATTGAATCGTTTTTATTGTTGCATTATCAATTTGGATCTAAGTATAATACACCTTTTTGGAAGTATGCAAAAACATTGACTTTTAACTCTACTTTTAGTGCCGATAATTTAAGTGAATTATGGGAAAAAATAGAACCTTAATATAAAAAATGGATAGCAAAGAGATTAAATTAGAAATAATAAAAGCTGGAGAAAAAGCAGTTAGGCAATTAATTAAAGTAGCTAAAGAGGATATTATAAAATATGAAGCAGAAGATCCTTTAGCCGCAGACAGATTAAAAAATGCAGCAGCTACAAAAAAACTTTGTATTATGGATGCATTTGAAATATTAAAACGTATAGAAGAAGAGAGAGCGATGTTGGATGGTAATTTTACCGAAAAGAAAACTAATATTCCTAAAGGATTTGCAGAGTCAAGATCAAAATAAATTATATAAAGAACTAAAAGGAGTTATCCCTAAATCTGTTTTGTCTAATAAAAACAGAGGCAGGTCTTGGTTGTATGGTTATAATGAAAAATATGACATAGTTGTTATATCTAAGGACGGTCAAATAGGTAGTGTTATAGAAATAAATGGATTAAAAATAGGCATACCTAAGGCTCCTGAAAAAGTCTTTAAAAGATCAGAAGAAAAAAAAGATCAATACTGGCAACCCGCACCTTTAGCTAAAGAGTTAAGCAGAATAAAATCTATATTTCAGTGGCATGAAACTCCTGATAACTTTAAATCTCAATGGGTAGACTATATAGAAAAAGAATTTGACAGAAGAGAGCAGGGTTTTTGGTTTATGAATAATGGGACTCCTACTTACATAACAGGTACTCATTATATGTATTTGCAGTGGACAAAAATTGATGTAGGGAATCCTGACTTTAGAGAGGCTAATAGGATTTTTTATATATTTTGGGAAGCCTGCAAAGCTGATAAGAGAAGTTTTGGTATGTGCTATTTAAAAATAAGGCGTTCAGGATTTTCATTTATGAGTTCATGTGAGGGTGTTAATCAAGCTACTATTACTAAGGACTCAAGAATAGGAATACTATCTAAAAGTGGATCTGATGCTAAAAAAATGTTTACCGACAAAGTAGTTCCTATATCTAATAATTACCCTTTCTTTTTTAAACCCATACAGGATGGTATGGATAAACCTAAAACAGAATTAGCATATAGAGTTCCTGCTTCTAAAATTACAAAAAAGAACATGTATCATTTGGCTGACGATGAACTCGAAGGATTAGATACTACTATTGACTGGAAAAACACTGGAGACAATAGTTATGATGGTGAAAAATTACAATTATTACTTCATGATGAGAGTGGCAAATGGGAAAAGCCTGATAATATTTTAAACAACTGGAGGGTAACTAAAACTTGCTTGAGGTTAGGTAGTAAAGTTATTGGTAAATGCATGATGGGGTCTACTTCTAATGCGTTAGATAAAGGTGGTAGAAATTTTAAAGATCTTTATGAAGATTCTTTCCCCTCTAAAAGAAATGCAAATGGTCAAACAAAAAGCGGATTGTATTGTTTATTTGTTCCTATGGAATGGAATTTTGAAGGATATATTGATAAGTATGGAATGCCTGTATTTAAAACGCCTGTTAAGCCTATTATAGGTATAGATGGTGAAGATATTAATATAGGTGCAATAGATTATTGGGAAAATGAAGTGGCTTCTTTAACTCAAGATCCCGATGCTTTAAATGAGTTTTATAGACAATTTCCCAGAACAGAATCTCATGCGTTTAGAGATGAAAGCAAACAATCTTTATTTAATTTAACAAAAATATATCAACAAGTAGATTATAATGATTCTTTAATTATAGAGCATCATACAACACAGGGATCTTTTCAGTGGAAAAATGGAATTAAAGATACTGAAGTAATATGGTCTCCTAATAAAAACGGAAGATTTTTAGTAACATGGACTCCAGGTAAAGGATTGATGAATAAGGTTATAACAACCAGAGGTATAAAAAAACCAGGGAATGAGCATTTAGGTTCTTTTGGTTGTGATTCTTATGATATATCTGGTGTGGTTGTGGGTAAAGGATCTAATGGAGCACTACATGGGCTTACAAAATTTAATATGGATAGTGCACCAAGTAATGAGTTTTTTTTAGAATATATAGCTCGGCCACAAACTGCTGAAATATTTTTTGAAGAAGTATTGATGGCTTGTGTATTTTACGGAATGCCTATACTTTGTGAAAATAATAAACCTCGTTTATTGTATCACTTTAAAAACAGAGGGTATAGAGGATATTGTTTAAATCGTCCTGACAAAACATATAATAAATTATCTAAAACAGAAAAAGAATTAGGAGGAATACCTAACACTTCTGAAGACGTAAAACAATCTCATGCTTCAGCAATAGAATCATATATTGAAAAACATGTAGGTATTGATTTATTAGGGGATTACAGGGATCAAGATGATATGGGAAGGATGTATTTTCAAAGAACTTTAGAAGACTGGGCTAAGTTTGATATTAGTAATAGAACTAAGTTTGATGCAGCTATTAGTTCAGGATTAGCTATTATGGCCAACCAAAAACACTTATACACCCCATCTAAAGAAAAATCAAAAATAAGTATTAACTTTGCAAGATATAATAATAAGAATACACTAAGTAAAATAATTACATGAAAGCAGTCACTATAAATATACAATCAGCTGCCTTCCCAGATCAATTTGTGTCCGATGCAGATAAAAAGAAAAAAACTTTTGGATTACAGGTAGGTCAAGCAATACAATATGAGTGGTTTAGAAAGGATGGCATGAATTGTAGATTCTACAATCAGTGGGCAGATTTTAACCGATTAAGGCTGTATGCAAGAGGAGAGCAATCAGTTGCAAAATATAAAAACGAATTAGCGGTAGACGGAGATTTATCTTACCTTAACTTAGACTGGTCCCCCATTCCTATTATACCTAAGTTTGTTGATATAGTAGTAAACGGAATGGCTGATAGATTATTTAAAGTGAACTGTCAGGCTCAAGACGCTATGTCTGCAGAAAAGAGAAGTGAATTTCAAAAAATGATTGAGGTAAATGTAGCTGCTCAAGATTTATTTCATCAAGTTGAAAAAGATTTCCAAATGAATGTTTTTCAAGTAGATCCTAAAACACTTCCTCAAAGCGATTCTGAAATGGAGTTGTATATGCAGTTAAATTATAAGCCAGGGATAGAGATAGCTAATGAAATAGCTATTAATACAATGCTTGAAGAAAATCACTATATTGATATTAGAAAAAGAGTAGATTATGATTTAACAACTATAGGCATAGGTATTAGTAAGCACATGTTTCAAAAAGGAGATGGTATTCGTGTAGAGTATGTAGACCCTGCAAATGTAGTTTATAGTTATACTGAAGATCCTTACTTTAAAGATTGTTTTTACTGGGGTGAACTTAAAACTGTTCCTATTTCAGAAGTGTTAAAAATTAATCCAGATTTAACAACAGAAGATTTAGAAGAGATATCTAAATATAGTCAAGCGTGGTATGACTATTATAATACTGCCGCTATTTATGAGAACAGCATGTTTGCAAGAGACACCTGTACGTTGTTATTTTTTAATTACAAAACAACTAATAGTTTTGTTTATAAGAAAAAACAAACTGCAGAAGGAACTTTTAAAACAGTAGAGAAAGATGATCAATTTAACCCTCCTGAAGAAATGATGGAAGAAGGTAATTTTGAAAGAGTAGAAAAAAGAATTGATGTATGGTATGACGGGGTCATGGTAATGGGAAGTAATATGTTGCTTAAGTGGGAAATGATGGAGAATATGGTTCGCCCTAATTCTGCTAATCAACACGCTATGTCTAATTATGTAGCATGTGCTCCAAGAATGTATAAAGGAATTTTAGATTCTTTAGTTAAAAGAATGATTCCTTTTGCAGATTTAATTCAAATAAGTCATTTAAAATTACAACAAGTTGTTTCTAAAGTAGTTCCTGATGGTGTTTTTATTGATGCTGACGGTTTAAGTGAAGTAGATTTAGGAACAGGTAATGCTTATGATCCTTCAGATGCTTTACGATTATATTTTCAAACAGGTAGTGTGGTAGGGAGAAGTTATACTCAAGATGGAGAATATAATAATGCAAAAGTTCCAATTACTCAATTAACATCTAATAGTGGTAGCAGTAAGATGCAAATGCTTATAGGTAATTATAACCACTATTTAGGAATGATAAGACAAGTAACGGGATTAAATGAAGCCAGAGATGCCTCTACTCCTGACCCTAACTCTTTAGTAGGTGTTCAGAAATTAGCAGCGTTAAATTCTAATGTAGCTACCAGGCATATTCTTAATTCAAGTTTATATATAACCAGAACTTTAGCCGAAGCTCTTTCAATAAGGACTGCAGATGTGTTAGAATACGCTGATTTTAAAGATGAGTTTGCTATGCAAATTGGTAAATATAATTTAGGAATTATAGAGGAAATTAGAAATTTATATTTATATGACTTTGGTGTGTTTATTGAAATGAGTCCTGATGAAGAAGAAAAAGCTCAGTTAGAATCTAACATTCAAGTGGCATTAAAAATGGGAGGAATTGACTTAGAGGATGCTATTGATATTAGAACTATTAATAATTTAAAAATGGCTAATCAATTATTAAAAGTTAAACGTAAACAAAGTGCTGCTGAAAAGAAAGAATCAGAAATGCAAAAGCAGGCTATGCAGGGACAGCAACAACAAGCTCTTCAGAAACAAGCGGCTCAGGCTAAAATGCAACAAAGTCAACAAGAGATGCAGGCGAAAATTCAAATTAAAAAAGCGGAAATTGCTTTTGAAATTGAAAAGCAAACTAACGAGGCTGATTTAAAAAGAAGACTAATGGATGTTGAATTTAACTACAACATGCAATTACGAGGCCTGGAGCAACAACAAGTAGACGTTCGGGAAGAAAAGAAAGAAGAAGGTAAGTCTCAAAGAATAGCTGAGGGTAACACTCAACAATCTAAAATGATTGAGCAAAGAAAAAACAATTTACCAGCTATGAATTTTGAGTCTAATGAAGATAGTTTAGATGGGTTTGATTTAGCAGAATTTAATCCCCGATAGTGCTTGAAAAAATAATTAAATAAATATTAACTTTGCATAAATTAAATTAAATCAAATAAAATGGAAGAAAATAAAAATGAAACAATGGAACAGCCAAAGTTCATTGTTAAAGAAGTAACAGGTATTGAACAAAAATCAACTCAAGAAATAGAAAAAGAATTGCTTGAGAGGCATGAGGAAAAGTTTTCAGATAAAAAAGAGGAAACTGTAATTCCAGCTGCTGAAGAAAAAATAGAGGATTCATCACCTGAAAAACCTAATTCTGACGGGTTAAATGATGAAAGTATTATTTCTTATATAAAAGAAAGATATGATAAAGATATATCTTCAGTAGACGAGTTGTTTTCTACAACAAAAACTAATGAAGAATTACCTGAAGATGTTTCGGCATACTTTAAGTATAAAAAAGAAACTGGACGTGGAATTAATGATTTTGTAAAATTACAACAAAATTATGATGACATGGACAGCGATAAGGTGTTGTCTCAATATTATTCTCAAACTGAAGAAGGTTTAGATAGTGAGGATATTAAAGATTTAATGTTAGATAAGTTTGGTTATGATAAAGATTTAGATGAACCAAGTGATATTAAAAAAATTGAGAGAGCAAAAAAGAAAGAACTTGTAAAAGCTAAAAAGTTTTTTAATGAACAAAAAGATAAATACAACACTCCTCTTGAGTCAAGCGGGAGTGGATTATCTGACGAGGACAGAGAAAAATTTAACAGCTATAAAAGTTATATAGAAGAATCTACCAATGCTCAAGATGCACAAAAGAAAAGGTACGATTATTTTTTAGATAAGACCAATCAGGTCTTTAACGATGAATTCAAAGGTTTTGAGTTCTCTGTCGGAGAAAATAATTTTACGTTTAAACCTGGGGATGCTAATGAACTAAAGAGTAAGCAATCAGACGTTAACACGTTCGTAAACAAATTTATGGACAAGGAGACGGGTTTGATGAATGATGCTCAAGGATATCATAGAGCAATGTCAGTAGCTATGAATATTGATAAGTTTGCTGAATTTTTCTACAATCAAGGGGTGACTCAGACTGTAGATAGTGTAAGTAAAAAGTCTAAAAATATTAATATGGATATGCGTAAAACGCCTGTTTCATTAAATAAAAATGGATTACAAATCAAAGCTGTAGGTGATACAAGTAGTGGTAGAGGACTCAAAATTAAAAGTATTAAAAAATTATAAACTAAAAAATTAAAACAATGCCAGTAAATGCAACACCAGGGTTTGATCTTCAGCCAAGTGCGGAGAGAGTAGCCCTACCAAGTAATTACATTACCAACTTTGATTTCTTAAATCAGTATCTTCCAGATACATACGAGAAAGAATTTGAAAGATATGGTAATAGAACAGTAGCTTCATTCTTAAGAATGGTAGGTGCTGAAATGCCTTCCAACTCAGATATGATCAAGTGGGCTGAGCAAGGAAGACTACACACTAAATACACTAACGTAACATTAGCAGTAACAGGTGCTACTGTAGGTGTGTTAACTGTAGCAGATGTATTGAATCCAGTAGGATCTAACATTGCAGTAAGAATAGGTCAAACTATTTTTATATCTGATAACACTCCAGGATCTGTATTACAAAATAAAGCAGTTGTAACAGGCGTAACAGCTACTACAATTACTGTAGCATTCTACGAAGCTTTATCTGTAGTACCAGCAACTCCAACAACACTAACTGTAATGATTTACGGTTCGGAATTTGCTAAAGGAACTCCAGGAATGGTTGATTCATTAGAAGCAAACGATGTGTTCTTTGACAACAAACCAATTATCATTAAAGATACTTACGAAGTAAGTGGTTCTGAAATGGCACAAATTGGATGGGTTGAAATTTCTACTGAAAATGGTGGATCTGGATACTTATGGTACATGAAGTCTGAGCACGAAACAAGATTAAGATTTGAGGACTACCTTGAAACTGCAATGATTGAAGCTGTTCCAGCTGCAACAGGTTCTGGTGCAGAGGCTGCTCTTTCTACTGCAGCTCCTGCAGCTGGTGTGATCAACGCTGGTTCTGAAGGTGTATTCTTTGTAGTAGGAAACAGAGGAAATGTATGGGGTGGTGGTAACCCAACTACATTAGCTGGTTTCGATACAGTTATTCAAAGACTTGACAGACAAGGAGCTATTGAAGAAAATGTTATTTTCTGTAACAGACAATTCTCATTTGATATTGACGATATGTTAGCTGCTCAAAACTCTTACGGAGCGGGTGGTACTTCATACGGATTATTTGATAATGACGAAGACATGGCTTTAAACTTAGGTTTCACAGGATTCCGTAGAGGATATGACTTCTACAAGTCTGACTGGAAATACTTAAACGATGCTACAATGAGAGGTGATATTGTAGGTGGAAACATTAACGGACTTTTAGTTCCTGCTGGTTCTACTTCTGTATATGACCAAGTATTAGGAAAAAACGCTAAGCGTCCATTCTTACATGTTCGTTATAGAGCTTCTGAAACTGAAGACAGACGTTACAAAACTTGGATTACTGGTTCTGCTGGTGGTGCAAGAACATCTTCTTTAGATGCTATGCAAGTTAACTTCTTAAGTGAAAGAGCTTGTTGTACTTTAGGGGCAAACAACTTCTTCTTATTTCAAGACTAAGTAACACTAATTTAGGGGGGGATTAATTTCCTCCCCTTTTTTTAACTTTAATTAAATTATATAAAATGAAAACAAAAAAAACACTGGTAGCTAAGAGCTATAAACTAAAAAACAACAGAACTCCTTTGGCATATATGCTTTCTTCTCATCACTCTAAAAGAACTAATCTTTTACATTTTGACGAAGATACAGGAGTTAATAGACCACTTCGTTATGCAAGAAACCAAAAATCTCCTTTTGAGGATGAGCAAGATGGTAATGCAATAATGGAGCCTATTGTATTTGAGGATGGACTTCTTCATGTTCAAAAAACAAACCAAGTACTTCAACACTTTCTTTCTTTACATCCTGGTAATGGAAATTTATTTGAAGAAATAAATGACGCAAAAGATGCTGCTGAAGAAATGGAAATGGAAAACATAATTTTAGACGCTCAACTTTTAGCTCGTGATTTATCTATAGAAAAAATGGCTACTATAGGTAGGGTTCTTATGGGGTCTCAGGTAGATAGCATGAGTACAGCTGAATTAAAAAGAGATATATTAGTTTTTTCAAGAAACTATCCTATTGAATTTTTAGATGTTTTAAACGATCCAACTTTACAAGTTCAAGATGATGTAGTTATTTTCTTTCAAAAAGGTGTGCTTACTTTAAGAAATAAACAAAGAGACGTGTACTTTAATTTACCTCAAAATAAAAAGAAACTATTAACTGTTCCTTTTGGGGAAGATCATTATGATATAGTTGCTTCTTACATGCAAAGAGATGAAGGTATAGAGACTTATAAGCTTTTAAAGAAAAGTTTATAAAAGAATATAAGAACAATAAAAGAGACACCCTAAAAAGGGTGTTTTTTTTTATGTATATTTGCACTTTATTAACCCATTAAAAACTTTTTATAAAATGGTAAAATTTCTTAAAATTACGAATGCTCCTATCACTGGTCAGTTGATCAGCCTTGATGGAGTTAAAGCACTTGCTACAGCAACTGCTACAGCAACAACAGTTACAATCGACTATGTTGATGGTACAACTACTACGGTAACAACTGCGGCACAAGTTGCTCATGATGTTTACACAGCTATCTTAGACGCACAGGAAACAGCTTTAGCTACTTCTTGGCAAAAATCTTATTTTGAGATAACTCTACCGAAAGCTGTAACGAGTATTGTAAATGCTTAATTAGCTTAAGTATATTGGTAAGTAAAGAGAGGTCTACAAAAAAAGTAGACCTCTTTTTTTTTACTATCTTTGTGAAAACATTTAAAGTTTATGGCAGCATCAATAAATGAGGTACGAAATACGGTATTAGCAATAGCTAATAAAAATAACTACGGATACATATCTCCTCAAGATTTTAATCTTTATGCTAAACAAGCACAAATGGATATGTTTGAAGATTATTTCTATCAATATAATAATTGGATAACTAAAGAAAATCAAAGAGTTTCGGGCACAGGATATGCTAATATCGTAAAAGGCATAGTAGAAGTTATAGATAGTTTTTCTGCTTCAGTATTTTTAGGTCAAACGAACGCTAACACTTTTGCATTACCAAACGATTATTATTTAATAAATAAATTATTTTATTATTCTAAGCCTTTGTTTACGGGTACAAACACATCTGTAACAGTAGGACAGCTTGATGATGCTGCTGCAGTAGGGTGGACGACTATACCTGTATCAGCTCCAACACCTCCTATTGGGAGTTTAGTGGTTAACACTACAACTTTAACACAAGCTTTTGTTACTGGAGTTGTAAATGCAAATGCTTTATCTTTAAGTGCTGATATATTTTTAGCAGTAGGAGATAGTTATGTTATATATTCAAATACAGATATTAAAGAAGTAGAAAGAGTAAACCAAAATAAAATATTTTTACTAACAAGTTCTATGCTAACAGCTCCAACAAAAACTTATCCTGCTTATGTATTAGGTGGAGCAAGTTCTAATACCGCTATTGGAACTTTAGGAAATACAGTTACAATTTATCCTACAACTATACTTAATGCGGGAGATATACAAGCTCAATACATTAGATACCCGGCTGATCCTCAATGGACCTGGCAATTTTTAACAGGAGGCGAGCCTCAGTTTAATCCAGGTGCTGCAGATTTTCAAGAGTTTGAATTACCAGATTCTGATGAGCCAAGTTTAGTTGCTAAAATTTGTCAATACATAGGTGTTGAAATTAGAGAAGATATGGTGTATAAATTTGGACAAGATGAAGAAACTTTAGATAACCAAGAAACAGCTTAATTATGGCATATATTACAGATTATCAATATTACGAAAACAATATAGTACCTCCAGGTTCGAGTCCTGAATCTGAAGCAAATTGGGGGTCGTACCAATATATTACTTTAGAAAATATAGTTAATAATTTTATGTTAATGTATCAAGGTAATCATGAAATTATTAACAACATAAATAGATATCAAGTTTTATTTCACGCAAAAAGAGGAATTCAAGAATTGAATTATGATGCGATGAAAGAAATAAAAATATTAGAATTAGAGGTTTGTGAAGAATTAAGATTTGTTCTCCCTCCCGATTATGTAAATTGGGTAAGAGTTTCTTTAATGGAAGGGGGAATGCTTTTCCCTATGACTGAAAATATTCAGACTAATTGGAGTGGAGCTTATTTGCAGGATAATGACTGTCGTATTTTATTTGATATAGACGGAAATGTATTGAAGCCAGCTGATTCTTTCTTTGATATAAAAAGATTAAATGGAACTCAAAAAAACATGTATATGGGTACAGGTCCTTATCATGGTTCATTGGGTTATAATATAGATGGAACTTGGTATTTTGACTATGCAGTTGGCGGTAGATTTGGAATGAATACAGAAACTGCAAATGTAAATCCTACTTTTAGTATAAATAAAAAAGCAGGTGTAATTAATTTTAATTCAGGAATGATGGGTAAATTTGTAGTTTTAGAATACGTATCAGATGGATTAGAAAAAGGAGATGATTCTTTGGTTAGTGTTAATAAATTATTTGAAGAGTTTATATATGCGTATATAAGGTACTCTATCGTAAACAGTAAGTTTGGAGTTCAAGAATATATAGTTAATAGAGCAAGAAAAGATAAATCTTCTTTATTAAGAAACGCTAAACTAAGATTAAGTAATATACACCCTGGAAGGCTTTTGCAAAACTTAAGAGGTCAGAATAAATGGATAAAATAGAATGGCAGATATTAGATCAAATTTTATAGCAGGGAAAATGAATAAAAGCGTTGATGAGCGCTTAGTTCCACTTGGAGAATATGTAGATGCGTTAAATGTTAGATTAGGTTCTACTGAGTCTACTGAAATAGGTGCTGTAGAAAACTCAAAAGGCAACACTCAATTAACTTTTTTAGCTTACGACAGTAATCCTTTAAATCCTTTATCTACTTCTTGCATAGGGGTTTATGAAGACGGAATGGAAGAAACTATATATTGGTTTGTTCATGACTCTGCTAACGCTGCATCTCCTACAGGAAAGTGTGATATGGTAGTTTCGTTTAATACTAATAGTAATGTAGTTACTTATCATGTGGTTTCAGTGTGGGACGGGGAGCCTGGTAATGTTAACACAACTTTAAATTTTGATCCTAAATTCTTAGTTACTGGAGTAAGTAAAATTGAAAATCAATTATTTTTTACAGACGATAAAAACCCTCCAAGATATATAAATGTAAAAAGAAATTATGATGATCCAGCAGCTACAAATGTTCCTGCAGGTTCTGACGGTATACGTGAAGAAGATATAGGTGTGATAGTAAAACCTCCAGGATTTGAGGACTCTACCCTTACATACACTCCTTTACCTGTTCCTGATGTAACATTAGAAGATTTTCCAGGTGATGAAAATTATATGGAAACAAGATTTTTATGTTTTGCTTACAGATATAGATATCAAGATGGTGGTTATAGTGCTACGTCTTTATTTAGTATGCCAGCTTTTCAGCCTGGTTCTTTTAGGTTTAATTTAGATACCTACAATAATGCGGGTATGTTAAATCGTTTTAATGGCGCTACTATTGGTTTTTCTACAGGATCTAAAAGAGTTGTCCAAATAGACTTGCTTTATAAAGAAAGTGGTAGTAATGTTATTTATGTAATAGAAAGATACAATAAAAAAGATTTAGGGTGGGCTGATGAAATACAACAAAATTTAACTTTTAGTAATAGTAAAATATTTACAACTTTAGGTTCAGATGAATTACTAAGACAATATGATAATGTACCAAGAATCGCTAAAGCTCAAACCATTCAAGGTAATAGATTGATATATGGAAATTATGTAGACGGTTACGATATTGTTAATGAAAACGGTCAAAAAATACCTATAAATTATAGCACTGAGCATATAGTAGAAGAAATAGGCGGTGTAGGGTTAGATGCTCCTATAGCATCTAATGGTATTGATTATCAAATCGGACAGCAAGCTGTACCAGGGAAGCCTCCTTCTGTTAGTGTTACTGATTCACAAATGACCTTTGATTTATCAGCATTAGTCTTACCAATTAACGCAGGATTAACATTGACTTTTGATCTAAATATGCAGTCCGCTCCTAACGCTCAAGTTACTGGTGGTAATCCACAGGCTTACGGTCCTGATTCAAAACCTTCTTTTCAGCAGCCAAGTCCTTTTAATATAAGCTGGACTTTTACCTGTCCAGTAGCTTATGCTTCTGTAAGTGATCTTGTTAACTCTACTGAGTTTCAGACACCTATAGGAACTACTGCTATAGGTAATTATCAACCATTACTTCCTAATGACCTTTCGGGTCAAGGGGGTACGGTAACTGATAAGTTTAATAATTATGTCAATCCTCCAGCAGGAACTGCTATGGAGATTATAAATAGCTCTATAACTACATCGTGTTCTACAGCGGCTCCAGCGTCAACTGCAGTATGTACTATGGAAGGTTTTAATTACACAGCTACAGCAACTGGATTTACTATTCAGTGTCCTGCAGTAAGGTTTTATTCTGAAGACGCTCCTGCTGCTGGAGATGTTAGTGAGCAGTTTGAGTTTTTTAGTTTTATAGATTTTAGTAGTACTGTTGGATATCTTTTAACTGCTGATACTTATAGTTTGCATAGTAATAGAGATTATGAAACAGGTATTGTTTACATGGATGATTATGGTAGAGCCTCTACAGTATTGGTTGCTAATGATAACACTATTTATGTACCTCCAATTTACTCAAGAGATAAAAATACATGTAAGGTAACATTATTTAATTTACCTCCTTACTGGGCTTCTAAATATAAATTTGTAATGAAGCCAAGTGAAGGTACTTATTTTACTGTTTTTTCAAGCTTATACTTTCCAGATTGTAGAGATGCCTCTGTATTTTGGTTTAAGTTAGAGGGAGATAATACTAATATTGTTACTCAAGGAATGAATCTTGTCGTTAAGGCGGATACTATAGGCCCTGTAAGCACCAATGTAGTGTGTAAGGTTTTAGAAATAAAAGCGTTTAGTAGTGATTCACCTGATTTAGGTGTAGATGCATGTCAGGATACCAATAATCCAGCCGGATTATATATGTGTATAAAACCAGGGGGGTTTAGCACTGAGATTGCAGATGATGCTGTTATTGCAATTGGAAATAGAACAGCTAAATCTGATAGTACAAGTTGTAATCTTTCACTTAACTATTCTTTAAACTTTCCTACAGGAGCAAATGCAACCTTACCTTATGATTTACCAGCAGGATCAAGTATTAGAGTTAAAATTAATAACTGGAGAGGAAGTAAAGGTAGTAATTGTACATCAAAGCATTATAGGTTTGATCAAGATTTTAAAGCATCTCAAGATTACCCTAATTTCTTATTATGGTGGTATGGAGATGGTGCTGATTTTACAACTGGAAGTAGTAATGGTGTGACCTGTCAACAATATAAAAACTCAGGGGTTCCTTATGCTAATGATGGTTCAGTTGTAGCTGCTTGTTTTAAAACCAGATTATTTGTTTATACTTCAGGTCCTGGCTTGCAGTTTAGAAATAGATGTGGAATACCAAGATGTTCAAGTTTTTGGGGAGACAAAAGACCAGGGCATGTTGGTACTTTAATAGAAGTTTTAAGAGGAGGTCAATTAATTATATGGGAAACGGAGCCAGCGGAAGTAGATCCTAATTTATTTTATGATGCTTCACGAATGATGGATATATACACAGACCCTGCAGATGGATTAAGATACCATCAGTCTCCAGGAGGTGCAAACGATAAAGATCAAGATGCTACTAACAATTTAGAAGTAACATTGCCTTTTGCAAATTGTTATACATTTGGAAACGGGGTAGAAAGTTTTAGAATTACAGACTCTCCAGGAACCAAGTCGTTTAATATGGGACAAAGAGTATTGGCTGTTTCTAATCAAGACTATAAAGAAGCAAATAGATTTGCAGGCATGACTTATAGTGGGGTTTATAGTGGAGCTGCTAACTCTAATAATCTTAATGAATTTAATTTAGGATTAGTAAACTATAAAGATTGCGAGACTTCTTTTGGTCCTATACAGCTTATGTACTCCAGAGAAACAGATATTCTTACTTTGCAAGAAGATAGAATATCTTATGTATTAGCAGGTAAGAATGTTATATCTGATTCTACAGGAGGCGGAGCAATAGCTTCTGTACCTCAGGTTTTAGGAACTCAGATAGCAAGAATAGAGGAGTATGGTATTAGCTTTAATCCAGAAAGTTTTGCAGCTTGGGGTTCTGATATGTTTTTTACAGACACTAAAAGAGGGGCTGTTGTAAACTTAAGAGGTACAGAAGCTAATAATGATCAAATACAAATAATATCTCAATACGGAATGAGATCATGGTTTAGAGATCAATTTTCAGAACAGCTTATAACACAAAAATTAGGGGGATATGACCCTTATATGAATGAATATGTTTTAAGTACTAATTTAAAAACTGTTCCATTCCCAGCAGTAGGAACTCCTTGTGGAACAACATTATCACAAAACAATGCAACCAATGTATTAACTTATACGGTAAATGTAGGAGATGCTGTAGGATCTATAACTATACCTTACACTATAAGTTCAGGTTCAATAAATGTAGACGCTACTTGGAATGGAGTAACAGTTAGTTCAGGAATTACAGCAGCGAGTGGAACTATAACTGTTAATAAAACTTCAAATACCCCAAATGATATTGAGATGGTAATTACTCCAGTAACATCAAATGGAGCTTCGGCTGATTATGATATTACAGTAGACTGCCCTCCAACAACAGCACTAACGGTAATCAGAATTGTATTAAGTTCCCCAAGTACAGATGGTCAATTTATTCATTTTGATTATAACTGGGATGATGGATCTACTATTTCACCATCAGTAAATGATTTGGCTTCTTTAGGATTAATAACTCCTACTGAATATATATCTCAAACTGGAAATAGGTCGATAGGGGTATTCCCTTATATAGGTGCTGATATTACAATGAGAGCTTTAAAGCAGGGGTTTGATGATTTTGTTTTTGATAGTGCTCAAGATAAGTTTAAATATTTATCAAGCAGTACATTGTATGCAAACACTAATACTGACATGCAATCATTATTGGCTGATGTAGATTTAATAAACCTAACTCCTATATCAGGTGCCGCAGGATCGGAGCAAGCTTCTATTACTACAACTGCAGTAAACTTCCCATTAACCAATCAATATTTATATTTAGTTTGGGATTTAAGAGAGACTACGCAAAGTACATTATGCTTCTCTCCTATAGCGACTGGTAGTGCTGCTGATGCTTGTTGCGGATGTGTTCCTTCGTGTGGAATAACATACTTTGGTCCTGTGCAATCAACACAAGCTTTTGCTTGTCAAACAAACACTAACACTGCTGGTAATCAGCAAGGTTCTTTTAACGGAACAGGATCTATCCCTCAAGTTGGTGAGATTTGTTTTGCAAACTTAACTTGTGATCCAGCATCATTTATACTTTCAGGATTCTATGTTGTAGATCCAGCTCAACCTTCTGCAGCAAGTCCAAAACAATGGATTCAAATAGGGGCAAACGGAGCGGTAATAGCAGCAGGATCATGTTAAAAAATTAAATTATATGGCAACTTTAGGAAATTATTATTATGACGGAACCAGCTTTGCTTTAGCAACAGGCTTGTTTACAAATTCATCGTTAACCACTGTGGCTCCTGACGGATGGTATAGTCAAGGAGGTATTTATAGGAAAATGACAACAGGTGTATTGGGAGCTACTAATACGTGTGCTTCCTGTATAACTTCTTGTGGTTCAACACCAGTGTCTCAAAATGTATTTGCTAAAAGTCTTCTTACAGTAGATGTGGGAGCAAGTGTAGGTGCGGTAATAGTAGAATTTACGGTTGGATTAGGCAATAATGCAAGAGCAACTTGGACATATAATGCAATTACAGCAAGCGAATATTCTTCTCCTAACACTCCAGGAGGAGGTTATCTGCAGGGGTTAATTGGTGATGAGAGCTGTTGTGGGGTTGATAACACTTCAGGAAGTAGTGGTGTTAATTATACAGGTGCAGAGCAATCTTATAGCGCAGGTACTTGGATTCCTAATGGTAATGTAAGCACATGGGGCCCATATTTAGATCAGTCTTTAGGGGGTGTAGATTTAGAAACTACTGGTATTGGATGGGGAACAACTATAATGGTAGTTCCTAAAACTTCTGCAGTTTTAAATACTATAGATTTTGTAATAGACTCTCCTAATGCAGGAACTTATTCTTGGTCTATGAAAGTTTTATGTCCTGGATATTTACCATCATTTCAAGGAACTCTTGCTTCTCAAGTAGATTGTCCAGCAGCATGTTTAATAACAACTTCTCCAGATCTTTTTTATCACGCACCCGTATCAGGAACCACTGGATTGCCAGCGGTAAACGATTGGGTTTTTACTGATGATAGCGGAGTTACAGTTGTAGCTGATGGTTACTATAGTGTATTTTTTGGAGGAGTATTTTCTTGTATGGAAACTGCAAATGGAGTAATAATTAATATAACACCTTGTTAATATGCCTTTAGGACCAGCAACATTATCTTACAGTGAAAGCGTAAAAGGATGGCCTTCATTTTATTCTTTTCAGCCAGACTATATGGTTGGGATGAATAGTTATTTTTATACTTTTAATGGAGGTAATTTATATAGACACAATACCAATGAGATAAGAAACAATTACTATAACACTCAGTTTAATTCTACAATAACATCAGTGTTTAATACTGAACCTCAGACTATTAAGTTGTTTAAAACCATGTCTTACGAGAGTGATGACAGATGGAGGTGTACTGAATTATTTACAGAGTTGGGAACAGGCTCTATGTTGGCTACAGAGTTTGTGCAAAAAGAAAGAGAATGGTTTACTTTTTTAAGAGAAAATGGAGATACTATAAATTGGGCTGCCCGATCTACTAATGGCGTAGGAACTCTTCCTGCGGCAGGTGGTATAGGTGGGGCTTCTCCAGCTATTACCCTTACTTTTACTTTTGATATAGGGAGTATTATTTCTATTGGTGATTATGTGTATGCAGCGACACCAGGTGTTTTTCCAGCACCAGCAGGCCCAGAAGTTTATGCGGGTCAAGTTACTGCGCTAAATAGAGATACTAATGTGATAACTATTAATGATACAGCTCCAGCTGTTGATGGGGTAACTTTAGGAACAGTGCCTACAAATGGTGACTTTATTATGTTTATGAAAAACGCTATAGCAGAGTCTCATGGTGCACGTGGTTATTTTATGCAATATACGCTTGTAAATACTAATACTGCTGCAGTTGAATTGTTTTCAGTAGGGAGTAGTGTAATGAAAAGTTTTCCATAGAATTTACTATCTTTGCGATAATGAAATTAAATATATTACCATTAACAGCAGAGGACTACGATAACATTCTGTGTGATTGGTGGAGAGATTGGAGATGGACACCGCCTTCTAAAGATTTTTTACCAGACAATGGTAAGGGTGGTTTTATTGTTTATGAAGAAGATAAGCCTATATGCGCTGGTTTTATGTACTTAACTAATTCAAAAGCAGCATGGTGTGATTGGATAATATCTAATAGACATTATAAAGACAGGCAAAACAGAAGAGACGCTTTAGAACTTTTAATTAAAACAATTAGTTTGGAAGCAGAAAAAAAGGGAAACAAATATGTTTATGCATTAATAAAAAATAAACCATTGATAGAAGTTTATAAAAACAATAATTTTGAGGAAGGCAGTACGTATACTCATGAAATGATTAAAAAAATATAATATGGCAGCAGTAACAACAGCAGTAGTAGGAATAGCTTCAGGAGTAGCAAGTACAGCAATGAGTTTTTCAGCAGCAGCAAAAGCTAAAAGAGAAGGAGAGGCGGCAGCAGCTGAAGCAAAAAAAGCAATGGAAGACGCAAGGAGAAAAGCAGAAACGGATTTTTACGAGGGGCTTAGTGTTCCTTTAGATGCTTATGATGCTGAGTTTGAAAATAATTTAGCTGTTGCTCAACAAAGCACAGAAGCTTTACAAGAAGGAGATGCAAGAGCTTTAGCTGCGGGTGTTGGTAGGGTTGGCGCACAAGCTGGTGCACAAGCTCAAGAAACACGTATTGCAATGGGAGAGCAAATATCTGATCTTCAAGCTACTAAAGCTCAGTCTAAAGATGCGGTAAATCAGCAACTTTTACAGATGGATGTAGCTAATGCTAAAGAACAAAAACAAATTGCACGTGAATCAGAAGCTGCAAGAAGTGCTGCTATTGGTCAAGGTATACAGGGTATTGGAAGTACTTTAACTGCAGTTGCTGGAGCGGCCCCATTATTTGGGGGAGGTGGGGGAGCAGCTCCACCACCAGGGGGTATTAACACAGGTAATCCTTTAGACCCTAATATGATTGGAGGAGCAAATTACACTCGTCCTAAACTTTCTTTAAATACTCCAAGTTCTGGGCTAACTTTAGGTGGTGCAAATAATTCAATATTTGGATAATATTATGATTAAACAAAAAGAAATATAAAATGGCGGTAGATCCAACTAAAGCAAAACGAGATATAAATTTTGATACGTTTGCTCCTGAAAAAGAAGGAAGTAGAATAAATTGGTTTGAGCAGGCTAATGTAATTAGTGACGCTGTTACTAAAGCTGCTAATAAACGTCAAAAACGTAAAGATGATATTGACGAAGATACAAAAACAAATTTAGATGCGTTAAATGAGTTAGAGTCTTTAGATAACAAAACATTAATGGATATGACTATTGACGGGTCTAACGATGCCGCTAATGTTATATATCAAGCTGAACAAGCAATGAAAAGGGGAGAGCTTAGACCTCAGGACTTTCAAAAACTAAAAAACAATATAAGCTCAGGCTTTACTCAGTTCCAAAAGAACGCTAAATCTTGGGATGAAGATTTTAAAAGATATACCGAAAGAATGAATGGTAATCCAGAGTTAGGTCAGTCCAGTTCTTTAGAGCAGTATCTTGGTGAAAGAATGGAGTCATTTGGAAATCTTAAAAACTTACAGTTAGTTACTAATCCTGAGACGGGTATGTTGGCGTTTGGTAGAATAGACCCTGAGACAGGGGAGTTATTAACAGGTCCAGATGATTTAATTAGCATGAATAGAATGACCGCTATTAGTAAGCAAGAGATTAATGAATATGATGTAGGTGAATTTATAGAGCAGGCTTCGGAAGAATTAGGAGCTTTCATTACAGCAGGTAGCGCATCAACTATGGGTAAGGATGGTGCTGGACCAAGAGCTGTTCTTACAATAGAAGACTTTATGCAAACTCCTGAGGCTGAGAAATATATATCAGAGAAAGCTGCAGCTGCAATGAGTAGTAATTATGAGATAGGTAGTATTTTAGCAGATAATGGTATTAAAAATGATGACGGAGAATTGTTTAGAGCGGGAGACCAAAGACAGTTTGATCAGTGGAATATAGATAATCCTGGTAATGAGGATAACAACCCTATTATTGTTATGGGGTATAAAGAGAATGGTGTACAGGTAGAGCCAGCTCTTACTAAAGCTCAAAGGGAAAAGGCTCAAGGTTTTATGGAGGATTCTTTAAAAGCTAAGTTAGGATATAAAGAAACATTAACAACTAAACAGGTTGTTCAGCCAAGACAGAAAAGTAATTATGAAATAGTTAAAGGAGATGAGAAAAAAACTTATAGTAACCTTGTAGATGTTGTAGATAGATTAATTAGTGGAGATGAAAAAGCATCATCAGCTGCCGCTACAGAGCTTGCTAACTCTATTAATAGCAGAATGTCTAACAATAAAAACTTTAAACCAGTGCAGCTTATAGAAAGAGTAGGTGATAAGTTTATGGTTACAAAGAAAGGAGACCAGCCTATACCGATTGATGCTGTAGATTCTGAAGGAAATGATTTATCAGGAGATGAAATAGGAAGTAAGATATGGGATTTAGTTACAGGAGGGGGAGTTTCTTTTTCTGATGCTAAAGGAGATAAAGTATTAGGAGATAGAAATAAAACTGATGCAAGAGGAACATTAACTAATGTAGCTCAAATTGAAAATGCAGACTATAATTCTAAGATTAGAATTGACGGTAAAGATGACGATGTGCAGACCTTTGTTGATGATATTACTGATATAGGAGCTGGTTGGGATGAAACTGCAGAAGAAGTTGCTCCTCAATATTCAAATATCTTACAAGAGGTATTTAAAACATCTACTACTCCAGGTCTTATTGAAGCATTTAAAGGAGAAGACATAAATGTTAAGGCAGACGGTAAGGCTCTTATATTTAAAATTGGAGAAATGACCTTTAAATATCCAAACGATATGGTTGATTGGAAGTCGACTGAGGATGCGAGTAGTGATAAGTGGGATGGAAGTGAAACTATTTGGCCAGCAATGCAGGATTTTATAGCTGAAGCTATTGCTCAGAAAAAAACTGGTAAGAAATACAAGAAAGAAACAACTAATGAAGGTGATAATATTTTAGAGGAAGAATAAAACATGGACAAGTTAGAACAAATGTACAATCTCTATGTAGAGAAAGGATTAATTTCAGAACTTAAAAGTCCATTTGAAAAGTGGTCTAAAGCTAATCCAGAGACGCAAATAAAGCTTTTTGAGTTAGGACAGAAAAAAGGGCTTTTTGGTGAAAACACCCAGATAGAATCTTTTTCCAACTTATGGAAGGTAAAAAAAAAAGACGATTCTCAGCCTATTGCAGAAGAGGAAGTTATGGAATCATCTACAGAACAAGTTCAGGATCAAGGTGGATCTTCGGATGTTTCGATATCGGAAAACGTAAGTGATTACGAAACTAAATTATTAGGAGGCGAGACTGAGACTGAGACTGAAACAGAGACAGAAGTTGTAGAAACTGATCCTGCTCGGTCTCAACAAGAGAGAGTATCAATGCCAGATATTCCTGAAGACAACACTATACTTGAAGATGTTGTTGGAAAAAATTATTTAACAAATTTTATTGGAGATATATATCGTGCTGGAAAGCAAGGTTTTGTACAGGGTAATACTTCAGATGAAGGGTGGGAGCTTATGTATAAAGGAGCTGATTCAAACCCTGAAGATATAATGGAATTTTTACAAGCTCAAGAAGAAATTGCTGCGTTAGGTGAAAGTGATGAAATGCAAGAATTTAATAGGGTTTATGAAGATGCTGGTGGAGGTGCTTTGGGTTTTTTAAAAGGATTAGCTTATGCTGGACCTTTAAATGTTGTTGCTCAATTAGGCGCTCAAACTATGATGCAAATGCTTAACACTTCCTCAGCTACTGCGGCAGGAACTGTTGTTGCTGGTGGGGCCGGAGTTGGATCTTTAGCAGGTGGAGTAGGAGCTATCCCTGGCGCTATTGCTGCATTACCAGCAGCTTATGCGGCTTCAGGAGCTGCATTAGAAACAGGCTTGTCTTTTGCAGAGTTTTTAAGAGAGGCTGTAGAAGAGAATGGAGATTCATTTGATCAAAAAGGTATATCAAAAGTATTAGCTGATGAGGATAAAATGTTTAAAATCAGAGCCAAATCAGCAGGTAGAGGGGCTATAATAGGTATTGTAGATAGGTATAGCTTAAAGATGGGTGGTAAAATTATAGCTAATCAAGTTGTTAAGGGGGCAAGCAAAGGGAAAAGAGCTTTAACAGCTATGGGAGTAGAAGCCGGTGGAGGTGGTGTAGGAGAGACTGTAGCCAGAATAGCGGTAGGTCAAGATTTAGATGCTCGTGAAATTGGTTTTGAAACTATTGGAGGTACAGGAAAAGCAGGTGTTTCTTATGCTTACGGATCGTTGTTAGCAAGACCAAACTACAAGATAAATAGCGATACTAAAGAAGGTGAGGTAGACGTAAAGACTATGACTGATATGATTTTGAATTCAGATGACAAAGACTTTGCCGCTATGGATATTGAAATAAAGAACGACCCTACTTTAAAAGATTTAGCTGACAAAAGAAAAAAGAAATTAAAAATACAAAATACTATTTTAAGGGAAGTAGGTGCACAAAATATTCCTAATAAAGAAACTTTAGATGAATTAGTAACATTAGAAACAGAGAAGGAAAATTTGGGAGCTCCTACTACAGAGGGTGGTAAAAAAAGATTAAGAGAAATTCAAGATAGAATTATAGGTATATACAAGGGAGATATAAATGTTAAAGTTACTCAAACTGATGATGGTCAAGGTAATACGACTACAGAAACTATTGAGGTATCTAAAGAGTATGCTATAGAAAAATTATTGGAAGAAGGAAACGAAAACCCTACAGAGCAAGATGTTTCTGAGAAGCAAGCCCAACTTATGGAGGAGGGACAAGAAGCTATTAATAAACTAAAACAAGAGCAAGATGCCATTCAAGAGTCAAGCCCAGAGAGCGTGGATGTACAAGAACAAACCGAAGTTAGCAGCGAGGTGGGAGATGGAAACACCGAGACAGTTGTTACCGAAGAGAGCGACAGCCAAGAAGGGCCCAGTTCTGAAGAGGTTACGCAAGAGGAAATAAATGAAGAGTCAAGAGACTTAGAAACCCTAATAGATGGGGAGCCTACTGTAGTTGAAAACACTGAGGTAGTAGAAGAGGAGAGCAGACCATTAAAAGAAAAGATAAAAAATATAGTAGATAAAATAGCTGATGGTAAAAATGGGTTTGCTAAGAAATGGTTTAACCCTATAGTTATGGAGCGTGCTGGAATAACTAAAGATGAAGATGTTAAGGAATACTATATACAAAGTATAGAAAACGGAGAGGTTATAAATGATGCTAATAAAGAGTTTTTAAATAGTGAGTTTGAAAGGTTAGGGATAACTCCTCCTACTACAGAAAACACTAATGCTCAAGAGGTAGCAAGAGAGTCTGCTGTTGAGGTTAATAATGAAACAGAAGGATTAAGTATTATAAACTCTAAAACAGGAGAGGCAGTAGAAATGAGCGGGGCAAATGTTACAACGCCTAAAATAAATCCTGATGGAACTATAGAAAACAACTCTACTAATTTATTTATTGCAGATGATACAGTGGTAGAGGTAGACCCTGTCTATGAAAACCAGAAAGCTCAAGAGAAACAAGAGTCATTAATAACAGAGATTGCTAAAAAAGCAGTTAAGTCTATTAAGCAAATACTACCTGATGTGCAGGTGGTTTTACATAGAACAGAAGCTGCTTACAATAAAGCTACTAATCAAAATTCACAAGGATCAAAAGGTAAAGGGGGTTCAAGAGGAATGTATTCTTCAGGAACTAACACTATACATATTAATATGCCTCATGCAACTACCAGAACTATAGCTCATGAAGTTTTTCATGCGGTAGTAATGAGTAAATTTGATGGAGCTAACTTAAAGGCAGTAACTGATAGAATGGTAAAGTCTTTACAGTCCAGCATTAAAGATACCAAAGTAAAAGCAGAGTTAGATGCTTTTGTAAAAAAATATACAGGAGATAATAAAAAATTTAGAAGTGAAGAGTATTTAGCTGAGCTAACAGGGATGTTGTCAGAAAATTACACCTCTTTAAATACGGAGGAAAAAAGTCTTGTTAAAAGATTGCTACAAAAATTAGGTAATATGCTTGGTATTAAGGCAGAGGTTAGTACTCAAGATGAAGTAGTTAACTTATTAAATGTATTGTCTGGGAAGATAAGAGAAGGAGGAGAGGTTAGTATGCAGGATATAAAAGGACTTCAAGAAGTAGATAAAGTAAATACTGAAGAAAAAATAAAACAGCAGCAAGAATATGAATCAGCAATGGATGCGCAGAGGGCTGAGGTCGAAAAAAATGATAAACTACCATCCGGAATAAATGCTTGGTTGGCTGATAATTTAGGGAAGGTACATGTAGCTGATTATAAAAAATATGGAGACCCTAATTATATTGAGAAAGACGGAAGAAAAGGTTTAAATAAATTACTAAGAAAAACTGGAGAACGAGATGTTGATGTAATAAATGATCCTTTCAATGATGACGGGTTAGCTTATTTAGACCCTGAAGTTATTATAGGTTATTTAGAAGATAGGGCTGCTAATCCTGGTAAGTATAGTGCTAAAAATTTAGATAAAGCAAGAAAATTAGATAGGTTTCAGAAGTTCACTACGACCCCTAATAAATTAGCTAATTTTTATAAGATGAATAAGAAAGGGTTTATAAAGCCTGAAAATGTATATGATTCTAATGATTTAAAACAATGGGCTTCTCGTGTAGGATTGAAAGTGGATGAGTCTCGTGGGGATAAAGGAGAAATTACAAGCTACTACCTAAGAGATAGTGATGATAAAATATTTAAACCCTCTAAAGACAGAATGCAGGTGATATTTAATTCTCAGGACTCTGATAGTCAAGTAATTAACAAGGCTCGTGAGATGGACTTTAGTGATGCAGCTATTAAGGATTATTTAAAAAGAATAAGAAAGGTTTCAGCTTCAGCTGCAGACGCTATGCTTAAGGCTAAAACTGAAAGAGAGATAAGTATACCAGTTGTATTCGGAAATGTAGAGGGAGGAATGAAAGTAGGAGAAGGTATATTTAATGATGTAAACACTAAGCTTACAGAGTTTATTACAAAGAATAGCCCTAACAATGCGGAGATAAGAGAGAAAGGTATTTCTTTATTAGAAAAAAATGAAGAGTTTCAAGCCCAGCCAAAATCAGTTCAGAATGATTTAGTAAGTGGTTTTGATAGATCTTTACAAACAACTGCTAATAGAACGGTTCAAAAGAAAATAAGTTCTATTCGTAAAGAAATACGAACAAGAAAAGAAGGTGCTTCCAGTTTAGCAAAAAGTAAAGCAAGGTTAAAACAATTTATAAGAACTCAACTTCCTGTTTCAAAAAAATATTCTAAGTCAGATATATTAAAGCTAACGAATCTAATAGCTAACGCTTCTGAAAAAACTTTTTTAGCAGACGCAGAAAAAGCTTTGCAAGTTGTAGAAAAGCAAAGAGGTGTTTTAAAAAAATCATTATTTAAAGATATTTTAAATTTAGTAAACAAGAAGGCTTCTAAAAAAACTACAGATAGTGGTAAGGTTAGAAGTAAAGGTTTAGATGCTGCTGGTCAGCAATTTTTTAGATCAGTCAAAACTATACTTACTGCCGCTATTAAAGGAGATGTTGATGTGTTGGCTTCTATAACTGAAAAGTTAAGAGCGGACAACGTGGAGATAGGTGGGACTGTTATAAATGTAAACGATGCTTTGACTAAAGAATTAAACGGAGAGCAGTTAACTGTAAAAGAACAAATGTTATTAGAGCAAATTTATGCTTTAGATACTTTTGGTAATATATCTAACATGAGCTTAGAGGATGTTCAATCCTTGTATGATGGTTTTAAAGATGTCAGAGCAGAGTCAATTAAAAGATTAGCAGTTAAAAGGTTATCAAGAGCAGAAAACCAAAATAAATTAAATGAAGAATCTTCGGCTCAAATTAAAGAGAACTATCCCTTCTTATATAATCCAGACGGAACATTAAAAGATAAGAATGATTTAGATAGAGATGCCAGTAGTACTTGGAATGATTTTCAAAAACTAAAAATATGGAAAGGACTACAGACTTTTGTAGACAGATATCCATTTACAACTGGTTTAGGTATATCAGACTTCTTTAGAAATAAAATTGCACACTTAGGTACTGTCACTAATATTATGGACAATGTAGCTAAGGGTAATAATTTCTTTAGAGAGAATGTTTATGATAAGCTTAACCTGATGCACACTAAAGCTTTAGAAGGGGAGAGGGCTATTATAAAGTCTAACGATAAAGGGTTAGGAAAAATTGCCAATACTATAGAGGGAATAACTAAAGGTTATGCTGAGTGGAAAAGTAAAATACCAAGAGGGCAAAGAATTATTTATGGTAAATTTAAAGGAGGAGCGAGAGAGAGGTCTCACACTATAGATGAGATGATGCGTATTTATGCTTTAAGTAAAAATGATATACAAAAAGGAAAGTTAGAGAAGATGGGTTATGATGCGGAAGTGTTAGACCAGATCACCAGAGAGATAACTCCTTTGGCTACTGAGTTTATAGATAAGACTGTAGATTACTTAAGTAATGAATATTTTGAGGAAACAAACTCTACATACCGTCAAGTAAATGACGTAAACTTAGGCTTTGTAGCTAACTACTTTCCAACACAAAGTATATCTCCTTCTGTGGATGGTTTGATTACTGAGGGCGATTTTAATGGAGTGTTTAATGCTGAGTATGATTCTGCTTTTAAATCACGTATTGATAGAGAGTCTGATGTAAAAATAGAAAATTTATTATTTACAAATGTATTAGAGTCTCATATTAAAAGCATGGAAAGATACAAGTCTTATGCTGAGGGCACTAAAACTTTAAATAATATATTTAAAAGTGCAGATGTAAATACTTTAGCTCAAGAACTGGGTATAAGAGGATTGATGAAAAATATGGTTAACATGGCTGTTAACCCTAACTCAGGACTTAAATTATCTAACACTAAGTTAGATACCTTGCAGCGTAAATTTACTTCATTTGCACTGTCATTTAAGTTTATGCAGATACCTAAGCAGGCCACTTCATTTATTAATGCTTTTGAAGACTACAACTATAGAGGTGAGGGTAAGACAAGAATACCAGGGATGGACACCTTAGGCTTCATGATGGATATGGCTAAAATAATAGCAACACTACCTAAGCAGATTAAAAAAGCTCGTAATATTTCAGCTGATTTTTCTGCTCGTTTAGATCAAGGACTGGAGGGTGATGTGTATGGATTGGAAAGTGGTAGTAGAGTATTTAAACCATTAAGAGGAAGGTCTAAGGCGGCTAAATTTATACAAGCCCTTAAGACTGGAGCTGCTTCTCCTACTGTTATAGGAGATGTTATGGGGGTAATGGGATATATGGCTAACTACAATAGAAATATTGCAAATGGAATGTCTAAAGCTGAGGCACTACAGGCTTTTAATAACTATAATGCTACTCAGCAAAGTCGTAGAAGTACAGATAAAAACATGATGCAGCTTCAAGGAGATGGTTTAACAAGAGCGTTCACTATGTTTGGCAGCACATTGTTTCTGCAAATGAATAAAGTAATGTCCAGTACTGCTAACATAATGAGGTCTTTAAAAGAAGGAGACATAACGTCTAAACAAGGTCTTAAAAAGAAAGCAGGAGCTGTAAGAGCCAAAGACATAAGGGCTTTGAGTTTAAATTTTGCTCTTGCTAACATGTTGTTTATTGCTACAGCTAATATTTTTAAACTATCTGAAGGAGGGGAGGATGAAGAAGAGGCTATGGAAAAAATCAAAGAGGCCGCTATGGGCTTAACACTTCTTTATCAAGTTCCTTTAATAGGTGGTGGTGCTGAAGCAGTTGTTAATGCTATTAAGGGGAAAAGAAGTTATAACAATGATGTTGTTAACCCTTACACAAGTGTATTTAGAAAAATAAGCAAAGGATTTAAAAAAGAAAGTACTTTTGATGCGTTAAGACCAGTGGCTGAAATTGCATTAGGAGCACAATTTGATCCGTTTATTGGTTTATTTAATACTTTAGGCGTGGAGATAGATGATGCGAGTGAAGAAGAAAACTTATTCAGAATGTTAGGGGTAAGTCCTTCTTATCAGCCTAACTCCGTAAAAAGTGGTTCTAAGAGTAAAGAGGGTATGGGCCCAAGAGGTGGTAGTCCAAGAGGTGGGTCTAAAAGGAAGAAAGATTCTGGGGGTAGATTGAACCAGCCAAGATAGTAATTAAAAACTATAATAATATGAGAGGTTTTAATGAAGATAAATGTATGAGGCACAGTTATAACTTGTTGTTGGGTAAAAAAACTTTAGATGAATTGATATCTGAAACTGCTGAATTAGTTCTTATGTTTAATCCTAAGCAAAAGATCATCCCTATGGACTATGATTTGTACGATACTCTTATTGAATATTTTATTCAAACTGAAGAATACGAAAAGTGTGCTGAGCTTATGAAGGCGAAGGAGTCTCTTTAATTTCTTGATCTATTAGTTCTAATAGCTGAGTGGCAGTGTAGATAGGGAGTTTATCATTGTAGTTCTGATAGATTTGAGTAAAGTTTTTTTCCTCCCTATCCCACGTCCATAATGAGTTTGCTTTATTTTTAATGTTCTGCTTAAGAACCCACTTAATAGTTTTATATTTCGTGCTCATATTTTATTTGATCATTGCTATCTCTGTTTCTATTATACTGGTCTACGATAAAGTTTTTGTTATAATTTTTACGCTCTGCTTCCAGCTTGTAATAAAGAAAAGCTTGAAATCCGTTTAGATGTGAGTCGGTAGGAAAGAAATATTTCCATCCTTTAGACATTCCTTTTGCTATATAATAACAAAATGCTACCCCTATTTTCCCAGTGTTTTTTTTAAAATTAATTACAGCTGTGTGGTCTGATGTTGGTATAACTTCTTCTACCTCGAAGCTTTCTTTAGAAACATTACCTTCTCTGTCTGTCCGGGAAAATCTCTCTGCTATTACTTGGCTAAACTTATGCAGTTCTTTTGCTATTTGTTTATTCATTTTTTTTTCTTGTATGAGTCACTACTCTATGGCAATTAGCACATCTGATTTCACACTTATCTATTTCTTTTTTTATTGTTTCTATGCTATAAGAATTTCTAACCATATTTGAAATACACATTATTTTTTTTCCTCTTACGTGATCAAAATCTAATACTAATGGATTGGTTTCTCCGCAGTCTATACATTTAGATATGCTTTTAATTGCATCAATATATTCTTTAGCTTTTCTTCTTTGACTTTTATTTCTTAAATAAGATCTTTTTTTTATCTTTTTTTTATTAGCCTCATAATGACGTTTAGATGCAGCAGCCTGATCTTTTTTATCTTTATAAGCCATCTCTTTATTAGCGAGGCCAAATAACTATTATACTACACTTCATCAGACATGGAAATTATTAAATCGTTTAATTCTTTTATTAAATTTTGAGCTTTAACTTTAGCCTCTTCATAATTCCTGTCCATTAAATCTTCATATAAATTATCTCCAAAGTCATGAATAGAGCTACAAACATGTTTGATGTGTGTTATTTCTCTGGTATCCTCTGTTGCTACTCCTGGCATGGAAACTTAATCGTGTTTTTTATATTTTTTAACTCTTCTTGAACATCTATTAGGGACAAATTTAACATTTTATTTTGTTCTCGCAAATCATTTAGTTCTTTTTTTAATTGTAATGGCTTGAGTTCTACGTATTCATCAGCTTGACCTTTCCATGTAGCCAGTATAAGATGGTAGTCTCTTTTCATTTGAGGATACTGTAACAACATGTAGGGAAATTGTTTTAAAGCATTCATTACGGTAGCATGATTTTTTCTAAAACATAATCCTATTTTAGGGTAAGTCATTAAGCATTCGTCTCTTAATATTTTATAACATATTGCTCTGGCTTTTATAAACTCTTCTGTTCTGGTTGTAAGATGAATGTCTATATTGTAATGGGAGTTAACTATGTTTTTTATTGCTATTACTTTTTCTTCGTTCATTTAATTTTAAATTTAATAGGTCTAAGTACTCATCCATATCTATAAATTTTAAATCTGATAAGATAGGGTTTGAAGAATGGTCTTTTATTATTTCTACTGCAAAAGTAATAGGCTCATTATCATCACTTATCACCATGCCTTCCATTACTGTTGACACCAATAAGTTTGGGGTTACCTTGTACTCGTTTTCTTGTATATATTTTGCTATTTTAATACCAGTTCTAATATCTATATCCTGTAGTGTTTCTACAAAGTCTTCTTCAATATCAAATCCCGCCTCGGTATACTTCGGTTTTGCATCCATGTTTTTCTAATTCTTTTAGTCTATATTCTTGTAGCTTGGATAATTTACCTGTTGGTTTCTTTACTTCTGAAAATAATACATCGCAGTTAGGAGGGATCGCAAGGAGATCGGGGATACCATTCTTATTAGTCTTTATTAGCTTAAGAACATAGTATCCTTCCGACTCCAGTTGCTTAATCCTTTGCATTTGTATTTGCTGTTCAGTCACTGGACAAATTTATAAATTTTCTTCTAAAGTGAGTAAGCGTGTAATCCTTCTTTTTAACTACAGCTTTATAAATATCTTTTTCTATACCTCCTTTACTAAATATCCAGTATACATCATTCTTTAATCTATCTTTAGTTGTCATACGATCTCTTGATTGCCAATAAGATGTGGCACTAAAGTCAATATTATAGTACACCAACGCATTAGCTTTTCGCAAACTAATACCTTCTCTTCCACTTACAATTTGAAGTGCTATATTTTTATTAGTGGTATTAAAACAATCTAAGTCCGTACATATTTCATCTCCAAAAACTTCTTTAATAGCATTTAATTCTTCCTTAAACTTATAAAAGATACCTATCTTAAATCCTTTGAATGTTTTATTTATAAACTCAGCCTTACTTAAGTCCAGTACCATAGAGTTTCCGCTCTCAAATTTTATAGTTCCGCTACACATTTGATGAACCTTAGTCATTAGTTTTACTGAGGTATCCGCAAGTATTACTTCACTCTCTCCTTCTACAACTAAATCTTTTTTTAATTTATTAATTAAATTAATTGTTTCTGGTTTAATATCAACCTCTAAAATATGTTCAGTAGTTTCCACTATGAATCCAGCTTCTTTTTGGCTAAAGTTGATAGTATAAAGAGACATATCTTCTATTATTTTTTTACTTCCTTTAGAATAGTCGTTAATATAGAGTCCTCCTATTTTTTTTTGTGATACCTTAACATATTCTTTAGCAAATTTATAGAAGTTTTTATACTGACTAAAAGGGTTGTTGGGTATAAAGTATACTTGATGAAACATTTGAGAATACGACTCAGGAGTAGGAGTTCCGCTTAGTAACATAACATAAGGTTTTGATCTCGCTATAATGTTAGATACTTTTTTTGATCTACCGCTTGGTTTTGGAAATGCTCCCATACCATGAGCCTCATCACATATTACTACGTCCCATCCAGTCTGTTTTACTTTGTGTAATGATTCATAATTAATAACCTGTAACTCAAAGTCAGGATAAAGCAATTCATAATCATTTTCTATACTGGAAATAGCTTTCTTTTTAGTTATAAATAAAACTTTTTTTATATTTAGGTTTTCACATATACCTAAGCTTGTTAAGGTTTTACCAGTTCTAACTTCCATTGCTAAATAAAGAAACTTATTCTTTTTTATTATGACTAACCCATTAGATATGATGTCTTTTTGATAGTCTCTAAACTCTATCATATATCTATGGATGTTTGCTTTTCTTTCTTTATAAATTCAATCCATTTTCCTATCATATCTCTACCCTCTAAAGGATAGCACTCATATTTATACTGAGAAAAAGATGATAGCCATTTTCCAAATCTAACTCTGCTTACAGCCATTCTTGATTTAGGAGCATAATCAGGATATTCATTAGTAAAATCAAGATACAAATCATTTATTTTAATTCTATCTCCTGGAACTAACTTAGAGTTTGCACTTCCCCCTATTACTCCACACCACTCAATAAACTCGTGAGATGTTTCGGCAGAAAATTGTCTTGCTTTTAAGTTAACAAAATCACTTTTTAATAATCCTTTTTCTAAATATAGTTGCAGATTTTTTATCATATAATTATCAAATTGACACCAGTCATTATCATCCCACTCTCCAAACATAAGTTTACTAAACTCTACAAGAGGTGTAAACTCTTTGGTATAAAATTGACTTAATTCTAATTCCCATTTTCTTCTTTCAAAAGAAGATCCTTTTCCTTTTATTGCGTAGTTAGTAGTTATAGCTACTTTAGGAGATTTGCTAAATGGTATTTTTATTGCATCTTTATTCTTCTTTTCAAGAGTTAATCCTTCAGTTACCACACTAAATAATCTTTCAAAGTCAAAGTGTTTCTTAACATCATCAAAACAAAGTATTTGAGTATCAGCAGAAACTAATTGATAAGCAAATGATTTTTCAAAGTTAAATGATTTACCATCTATAACAACTAACTTTTTCATGTGAGATAATCCGGTCATAAACAATCCTTTTCCAGTACCACCTTCAGGGTTGTCTGATATAACCTCATCATTAAGTATGGTGGCTGGGCAGTAAGATAAATTTTTCCATCCATGTAGTAAATAACCTATAGTAGATTCCATTGATTTGGTTCTTTTTTCAGTACCCCCACTAATATTATTGATAAAAGTTTTATAATCACAATCAGTAATTTCACATATATCAAACACTCTGTTTATTACATGATCCTTCCAAACATAACCTCCTAAGTCTAAGTAATCAATAGGTATAACCTCATCTTTAGTTATTTTAACTGCACAATTTTTGTAGTATAAATAAGCAGTGCTTTTATTGTCGGCAATAAAATAAACATTAATAGAAGATAATAAAGTTAAGAACTCCTCTCTAAAATATCTAACTTGATCTGCAAAGTAATTATAAACTGATATATCATCTATATCTAACAAGTAATTTAAGATAAAATCTTTAATTTCTTTTTCTGAAGTATGGTCTATCAGGTTGTTAGTTACTTTAACAAATACGTAGTTCTTACTTCCTTCAGGGTTAAACTTGTAAAAACCATTATCTTCTAAAAACTTTTTAAAAGATATATGTACAATCTTTACTACTCCCTTTTCTGATTTGCTCCAAAACTTTTGTTTATCCTGTTCTTCCTCCAGCCTCCTAATAACATTATCTATAACGCTGTCCTCTACTTCAGAGCTATCTTCTATATGAGATTTTATTTCCCCTTTAGACACGCCCTTTCTTAATTTAGACTTAACCTCATTTACTCTTTCTTCATCTTCATAATATTTAGTTCCAAAATTCTGGACTTGTTTATATGCTGAACTAATCGTTCTTTTAATTTCATTTTGAGAAAAGTCTTTACTTACAAAATTATTCATTATGTATTCAGCTAAAGTTCTATTAACTCCAAAATCATTAAACGCTGAAGCCAGTATATATACATTATTATTTCTCTCTCCACTATTTAATCCATACTTCCTTTCCCACCACTTCATTAGTATATCTACTATTTTATTTTCATCAGTTATAGGTATAGTTTGTATGTCTTTGTGTTTTACTACCTCTTGATATTCTTGCTCTATAATTTGATTAAAAATACTGGATTGTTCATTAATATGAATTAAAGGATCATAGCTTTCATAACATACTCTTGATATATTTTTACAAGATATATCAAAGTAATCACTATCATAATGATGTTGTAATGAATTAAAAAATTGCTTATGAGTTTCCGCCTCAGCTGGTATCTTTACTAATACTTTTAATCCTAATCCGCTGGGTGAAATGAAACATGAATATGTGTATCTATCTTTTGTTATATTTTCTTTTTCTTCCAGTAATTCTTTTTCAGATGGAAAGTTGTCAAAATCCAAACATATAAGACCACTATGCTCAGTGATAGATGCATCATTTCTTTTTGTAAATTTACCACTAAAACATACTGCTGGTAATGATTGCTTTAATTTATTTCTTATTTCTTTGTCTTTCTCTCCCCTTATTGATTTTACTATGTCTTTGGATGCTCCTACTTGAATTCTTTCTAATATCCTTGATACATCTCTATAAAAAGGTTGAGAAGTATCTTTAATGTCTTTAAATATGGTTATTTCCATTGTTTATGTTGATTTTATGTTGATTTTATGTCAGTTTTATTTTTACTTTTTATCTAATTACTTCTTATATTCTTTTTATTTATGTTAATATGTTAATAATATATATATATAAAATAATAAAAGAATATGTATATATTAATATGTTACTAATAGTCTGTTTATAAACCTTAAACTTAACATGTCAACATATATTAATGCAAAAGAAAAGGGGCGAGAAGCCCCTCTTCATTGCGTTAAACTTAATTTAGAAAGGTAGATCCTCTTCTTTTGGAGTTTCTTTCTTAGGTTCAGGCTTATAGGTGTCTACTGCTAAGTAATGTGTTTTACCATACTCATCAGCACCATCTTTTTTAGCCGATACATTTAGCTTGATATACTTTTTCCCGTTGTATTCAAACATGTGTTCTTGAGGTAAGTCTGTTAAACATACGCTACATGAGATTAAGTTCCCATCAAACTTGGAAACTCCGTTTCCTACATAGATTTTTTCTTCTGCCATGATTTAATTTTTATAAATTATTTTTTCCAACTGATTCATTGTAGCCTCCATGAGATTATCCCTTTCGGCTTGAGTATTGAGGTCGGTTGGAATTTGCAACCACACTACTCTTTCTTTTTTATTAAAGTATTTCTTTAATGATGTAATTTTCAATATCTTCTTTAGCATCTTTACTATAAAATTTGTTATACACTTCTATTGCTTTTTCTACTTTTTCCTTACCATTAGATAAGAATGTTTGTGAGGGATGATATATTCCTAACTCCAATGTACTTTTATCTACTACATAAAATGCAACTGGCTTATCAAAGAATTGTTGATATAAGTACGCTTGACTATCATAGTTATATTTTCTTGCACTATATTTAAAGTCTTTAATATTTCCTGTTGTTTTAAGATCTATAATAAAATCTTTGGCAACAATATCAGCTTTACCTTTCCACATCATACCCATAACCTCATGTATTGCTGGTACTTCAAACTTATTATCAGTATCATATATGTCCTCAAAAAACTCTAAATTATTTTTCATAACGCTTATAGCCTTATCAATTTCTATTTTCTCTTTTGACAACATCATAAGTGGGCGTTTATAGTGTAATAATTCCTCTTTGTATTTTTTTGTATTTCTACTGGAGGCATCTATAACCCAAAACTCTACATTATCTATTTTCTCTGGCTCTAACATTGCAGTGTGAAAATATCTCCCAACTAACATTGGTTTTGTAAAGTCTTTAGGTTTTCTAAAACTTTTAGGATCATTCAATAGGTTTATAATATCAGAGTTAGATAAGAAGTTTCTTCCAAACTCTCCATAATAATGATCATCATCTTTTAATTTTTCTAAATCAGTCATATCTATTTAATGTGTTTAGATATTTCCTTTTTTACCAGTGGCTTAATTTTGTATTTAACCTCTAAGTTTTTTACAATTTTAGGTAATCCAAGATCTTTATTGTCCGCTACATATTTCAATACCTTAGTAAAGTTTTCATCTCCTATATTTAACTCAACATGAGTAGGCTTACTTGGTACTGGAGTTTTACTTACCGGTGTTGATGTATGCACTACTAATGATGTATCTTCCCCTATCCATAAACTTAAACCTAATCCATGCATAGCTATTGCCTTAGCAGTAGATCTTTGTATTGCAGTATTTACATCCATTGAGGAAACTTTTTCAATAGAAATAGAATTATTTCTATAATCCATTACTGGCAAATAATCTATATGTTCCATATCACTAATAGTTATACCTACTTTTACATAAGCAGTTTTACCATCAGTAAAAAAGTTTAATCCAGTATGTTCACTTTCATATACTTTTCTTTGTGCATTAGGATATTCGTTTTTAATCATACTCCAAGCAGTTGCCCAAGATAGATAGCTAAATTTCCCTTTCTTTTCAGTTTTATCCTTTACAGATATGGATGATAAATCCTTAAAGATGTTCTTCTTTTTTTCCATTTGATTTAATTTTATTTAATTTAAGTTGTTGTTGTGAATACTTTATTAGTAGCTTATCTCTACTATTTTTTAATTTTTGTATATGCTTATCGTTTTTTCTTGAGTTTACTTCCATCCTCATTTTATACTCTACAAGATCCAGTTTTCTTTTGCAATTATACATAGATAGCAGAATACATCCTCTTACCCATCCATTAATGTAAAATAGTTCATACTCTTCCTCACTACATTCTGAGAAATAATCTCCAGATTTATTGCAATTTAATATCTCTATTTTAGATGGGAATTTTTGGAGTTTAGCACCTCTATTTATTATACTAAATCCATTTGTAAGTTTATTTTTAATTGCCCCCTGATCCTCTAAAGATTGTGTGTAAATTTCTTCTAAACTATACACCTTGTATGTCAGAAATAAGTTTTTTAAAATCCTTATCCGTATCTATAAGTGCTTTCGCTTTTTTATATCCATGTATAATTGTAGAATGACAAACGCTATACCCTTGTTCTTCCATAAACCTTTGTATATATGAAATTCTAATAGGGCGTTCCATACATAAATAGTAAAGCATTTGTCTTGCATCTACTATTTCTCTCTTCTTTGTTCTATCAAACATTTGATCTAATGTTAGATGAAACTGGGTGGCAATAGCATTGGCATATTGCTCAAATATATCTTTTTTCATATTTAATTTAATTTAGGTCGCTAAGATAATACTTTAGTATTACTTTACCAAATTATGTTTAACTTATTTTTATTTCTTTTTTTACCCATTTTGGGGATTTATTCCCCATTTTGGGAATTATGTATAGAATAATCAATTTTTTTCCACGCATCTTTTTTAATCTGAACTCTATATAATATAAGATATCCAATTAAGTCAAGCATTGTATCCTCTGTTTGATCGTTAATTCCCACTTGCTTGATTCTGCTTAGCTTATCATCTATCCTCGCCAGTATTCCTTCCTTAGCAGATAGTTTTGAAAATATCTGTGGAGGATCATTTGCAGTATCTCCGTATGCCTTGTTCTTTTCCAGTAATAAATCTATTACCTCTTTACCTATTTGTTTTATTAAGTAGTCTGTTTTCATATTATTTTGTATATATTATAACCATTTCTATCTCGCACTCTTCATTAGTGCATTTATGATTTGAAACTATGCCATTACCCTCTTCTCCATAATCCTCAGCATCATGTTCGCCACCCCATAATAATTCTTTTTCACATTTTGGACATTTCATATTATTATATTTTTTTAGGTATTTGTAATATCAAAGCTATGTATAAATTTTTATACTCATCATACATCTCATTATAGAAATCTTCCGCCTCTTCAGTAAAACCCCCATCTCCATCTATATAAGCAAAGCCTCCAAAATTTATTTCAGTTATTTGAGTAGCAAGTTCATCTATAAACTCCATCTCGTTTGGTTTCATATTCATTTTATTTAATCTATTAAGTTAATTTCACTAATTTGTTCTACATACTCATAAGGATCTCCTATCTCAGAATGTATTTCTCCATCTTCTCCTAATCCTATACAAAATACTCCTGATGGAATTATACCTCTATCATTATTTACTTTCTCTAACCAATCAACAATCTCTTTACACCAATCATCTGACTCGTACCATTTAATATAATCAAATGTATAAAACTTCGTTGTATCTTCTACTATTTTTAGATAATCTCCATCCGGTTTATCTACTGGAAACTTGTGTTTCCTTAGTATGTTATCAAACTCATCTGATAATTCGCCATTTTTTACTCCAATAATTACTTTACTTCTGTATCCCATTTTATTTAATTTAAGTTTATACTGACTACTCCTAAGAGTAGTTTCGACTATTAAAGTCTCATCAGAGTATATTTATAAGTGTCCTCCATATCCATCGGGACATTGAAATCTCCATTCACTATCGCTTTCAGACTCATTCATTCCATCATAATCATATACCCCACTTCCAAACTCATATTCTGACTTTTCAAACTTTGCATCCATTTTCGCACCCCATAACGACTCGTGATCATTTATCCAATCCATCATGTCATCTTCTTTAATGTTATTAGGTACTTTAATTTCTATTTCAGTAAACTTGTGGTATACTGATCGTTGTTGTATTTTTACTTTCATAATTATTTTATTTATTTTCTACACTACACATTACAACTACACTATCATCTAATTTAGATAGTTCGTTTTCAAATTCTTCTGCCATCATTTCAAAGTCATAAGTTATACTACCATCTTCATTTCTTATGTAAGATGTTGTTAATACAATTTGGTTTACTGCAATTTCTCTTTCCATTTTTTTGTTTTTATTTAATTGATAATCGTGGATATACTTTATCCATTTATTGTATGTTAGTTTTCTATTCATCTCTCGTGTCTTCTAAGTGGTTTTCTCTTTGTATAGCTATATATTCGTATTCCTCAATATCTTCACAATACTCATTACATTCACTGCATAGTAATTTATCCTCATCATACATTTCACTATACACTTCCTCATATTCTGATCCACAACACTTGCTTACCATCTCAGTATAGTCGGGTGTTGCTAATTTCCAGTTATCATAATTCATTACGCTATTTCTAATTGATTAGTATCTCTTAATTCATCTTTTGCACTTTCTAATGTTTTTCCTAAAAATTCGTTAGAGTAGTCTAAATAATATCCTACTCCATCATCAAAATTAGGGTGCTTGTCAATTAGTTTTGTAATAGTATAGGTATAATTATCTTTAGTATTTATCTCTTCTATTTCCTCCCAAGATGGCTCATCATAATCACATCTATTTATCTCTTCCCCATCTTCAAAATCTCTTTCTCCTCCCCATCCAGTCTCTTCTTCAAACCAATAATGGAATGATGGAAAGTCTTTAGCAAACATTTCTATTATATCATCTCCAATAGTACTCCAAGCTGATGTAAATTTTATTACATCATCATCTATTTCAAAATCATAATCTCCCCATTTTGTATTCCAATTAGTTAAAGCCCATTCATACCAGTTATTTGATCCCCACAATTTAATATAGTGTTCGGACATTTTTTTAGTTAGATACTTACTTCTCATAACATCTTTAGTAGCTTGTTTATTTTTTAATTCTTGCTCCTTATGTTCTTCTTCAGTTATTATTACCATAGGGCTTGAGGTGTTTTCCATTGCTACCGGCATAGGCTTATAGTATCTGCAAATCCCCCCTACTTTTTCTATTTGCTTTAATATACTTTTTTGTTTTCCAGTGGTATCAGATAATGATATCCCACAATATACGTGATTAGGCATAATTTAATTTAATTTTAGTTATTATTTATTTGATTTAGTGTATATCATCTCATCTAACCATCTCATATACATAAAGTCTTGTTTATTTAATGGCTTTCTTAATTCTATCTTTAAGCATTCTATATAAAAGTTAGTGTCTTTTTTCATATCTATTTAATTTTATTAATTTCTATTTTAAACTCCTTTTGGTAAATATACTTTGCAATTAGGTTCTAATGGTATATGGTTTTCATCTAATTCGGTTATTATACTGGTAAATAGTGTTATACTCTCATCACTATCATCCCACACCTCAATGTTATTGAAGATAATATCAAAATCCTCATCTTCTCCATTGGTTCTATTTCCTAATAAATGTATATACTTATTTGGGTTTTCTATTTTTTTCAGTTCTGCAATTAAATCTTTTACTATCATATCTATTTATTTTTTTTAGGTTTTACAAAATAAGTTTCAATCCATTCTTTACTTTGCTTTAAATTTTTTTCTTTTTCAGTATACCCACTATATTTAAAGTAGGTATCTAAATCTATAAGGTTTTCTAAGTAAAGTTTATCTATCAATCTCCTATCATCTATTGTCTTTATTATATTTAATATATCTTCTTTCATATCTATTTATTTTTTTTACTGGTATCAAATCCAAGATCTTTTTGTAATTCTAAAGTTCTCTTTTCTAAGTATTCTATATATTCCATAAACACTTTTACATAATACTTTTTATCAGTTGTTAGTTCCTCAAGAAATCCACTATTAAAATAGTTAAATCCATCATCTACTTTGTCTATTAATTTATCTTTCATATTATTTAATTTAATTTTTCAAATTCTTTTATTAAGATATTTTCTTCATTATCTGATAACCTCATTAATCCCATTGTATATAAATTTTTTAATTCAAGGAGAGTAGGAGTATATCCAAACTGCTTAACATATCTTTTTACTATTGCTTTCATATTATTTTATTTTAATTGTATAAAATTCTCCAGTAGGGCTATCGTGGTGGGATATTCTTACTTTATATTCCCTATCTTTTACTTTTTCTATTTTATAAGTTAAATCACATTCAGGAGCAATTTTATAAAACATATCTTCTCCTCTTCTTAATGTAAATTGTTTATGTCCGGTTCTATTTCTCCATCCCATATTTCTACCCTCAACAAATACTTCTTCATCTACATATTCCATAAATTCATCATTTAAATCGTATAAGAATTGTTCTTTGTGTATTTCAAATACATATATATCATTATAAAAATGATCCTCAATTTCATCTTTTGTTATTGTTAAAGGGTCTCTATCCTCATCATTTAAGATACTTACTGCAAATTCTTGCTTATCTTTTTGAAAGAATTCAATCTCATCCATTAAGAATTGACCCTCATCATATTGTGTTCTCCAGTTTTCCATAATTTTGTTTATTTAATTTAATTTAATTTAGGGTGCTAAAATAAGTAATACTTTTTAATTACACAAGTATTACTGGTTATTTATTTTTTATTACTTTTACATACTTGTTAAGCATTTAGGACAAAAGGCGTGTAAATCAGTATATTCTATATCTTTTTTACAATTCCAACATTGCTCCTTATGTATAATTGTTGTACCCTCAAGATCTTTTTTTGCTATCTCTAAATACATTTTATCAATATCATCAATTCCTATATTTATAAATTCATTAATATGGTTTTGGTATACATTCAGTATTCTTACTAAATCTTTCTTTTTAAAGTCTATCATCTTATTTAATTTTTATGTTTATCTCAAAATTATCATCTATATCTAATCCAAATACACTATTTATTTCATCTTGTATTAAATCTTGTACTTCAAAATTATGCTCATATTCAGATAATAACTTTAAATCTATTAATTTATCTATGCATCTTATTGCAATATCTCTTGTATCATCATAGGTTATCCTCATCTTATTTAATTTTATAGTATTCAATAAGTAAAGAGTCGTTCTTCACTTGGTATTCGTTATACAATTTATTCATCTCATAATCAATTTTACTTCTTTGGTGTAATTGCTCATCAGATAGTTTATTCATCATTCCACAACTGGATAAACAAATTAATATCAGTATGCTGAAAATTATTTCAGCTACATTATTTTCTATTTTATCTTTCATAATTAAAGTATTTTATTGCTTCCGTTAAATTTAAGTAGTATGTTTCCCATCCATCAACAAAACAATTTACTTCCCATTCATTCTCATTCAATCTTATTACTTCCTTTGTAGACAATAGCATCCTAACATTTTTATGCTCTCCCATTGTCATACTTAGTAATCTATTTTTTATTTGTTCTTCTTTCATAATTATTTCTTTAGATCTTTTTTTCCCTCTATAAATTCTTTTAATATCATCCATTCACTAACTTTTAAATCATCTGTTAGTAGTTGCCCTATTGAAGTGGCAAAATCATAACTTATACTTTCATTTGTATTCATTATTTCTCTCCTTAATTTTGGAAAGTGTTCCGACATTATCTCAAAATCTCCATATTCAATATCTTGCTCATCTTTCATTTTTACCCTTAAATTTCTCTTTAAGTGGTTTATTTTTTCTGAAATTTCTCTTGCTTTTTGCATAATATATTTATTTATTTATTTGTATTAGACTGGAAATTCTTCCAGTTTCGCATATTAAATGCTCATCAGTAATACTATTCTAAAGCCAATATAAGGTCGTTTCTAAATAGTCAGGAATGCACCAGTCGTTCGCATCCTCCTCGCTGATTTGTCCGGCTTTTTGGTAGTCATCCATCAAATTATTATATTCTTCTCTTCTTGCCGGTCGGTCTGGTATTCCATCTTGTTCGTATTGTTGTGCGATTAGTGGCAAAATCTCCATTTTAAAATAATTGTTAAATTCTTTTTGTTTCATTTTCTTTGGTTTTGTGGGGGGATTTCTCCCCCCTATTAATATTAATTTATTTTTTTAGTCGTTGTATTTTTGCTGAAGTTTTATGATATGTAAAGCCATAAAATTCCAGTAGTTTTTAAGTACTGCATCTTCCCAACTTTTTTTAGTCTCCCCCTCTATCTCTTGCAAATCTTTTGCGAGTGCTAAAATATCTACATTATAAAAAGGGATATCTATACAAGATGGTAAACCGGACAACCATTCCCCGACTCTTTCCTGATAATTTGGCGTTCTTCTTCTTAAGTTCTCGCAGTCGTACTCCTTAAAAAAGCAGTCTAAAACGAATTGAAATTTTTGTTTTGAGGTCTTTACGTTTACGTTGTAGCCCTCTCCAGTAATTGCATCAGTTAAAAATGTTTCCATATTTAATAGATATTTTTTTGTGTTTGTTCTTAACATTTTTTTGTGTATTAAATTATTATTATTTGTTTATTTCTTGGGCAAAGATAGTTTAATTCTTTTTAATAATCCTAATAAAAAACAAAGTATTTTTGTCCCAATATGAAATTAATTTGTAAGTCGTTGTTATTCAGTAGGTTACAGAGGTAAATTTTTTGTGTTTTCTTGGTGTTTTGTTTATGTTTTGGGGGGTTCGTGGGGGTGTTAAGGTGAACCTCTTCACCTCTTAATGATCTTTTTTAGTTCTTTAAGTGGGGGAAGGGGTGCGAGTATTGGGGGAAGGT